ATCATCATCTGGAGCATGATCATGCGGCGCTCCATGTCGTCGGCGTGCGTCGGGCGGACCAGCCGGGCCTCGCAAGGCAGCCAGCTGAGGATGGCCGAGACGCGGTCGACGATCCAGGAGAGGACGTCCTGGATGCCGTGCAGGAAGATGGACTCGCCGGCCTCGAACAGGCGGGCGGCGAAGGGCGCCGTCTGGGCGCTGAGGTTCTTGCGGTAGAGCTCCACCGGAATGCCGAGGCCGTTCAGGAAGTCCGCCTGGGCGTTCTGGAGCAGCTCGGGGGTGACGAAGTTCTTGCCCTCGCCGCCGAGCAGCTGGTAGTTGACCGGGGTGGGCAGCCACTGCCAGCCGGTGGGGTCCTTGCGGGCGCGCTCGATCGAGCGGGTCACCTGCTGGCCGAAGCTGCCGATGTTGACGCCCTTCATGACGTCGCCGCCCGCACCGACGGACTGGGGGCTGATGAGCCTGATGGGCAGCATGTGGTCGAGGGCGATGCACTCGTTGTTGCGCTTCAGGATCTGCGCCAGGTAGGCGTCGCGGAAGCCTGCGATGACCGGGGGCAGGCCCCAGGGGCCCAGCTTGATGTCGCTGAGGTTGCCCAGGCTGGTGTGGTGGACCATGCCGGGGCTGAACTTGAACATCCTGCCCTGGCGGACCGACTGCACGATGCCCCACGGCACCGACTCCAGGTAGGCGCGGTCGGACTTGGAGATGGAGCCGATCTCGGCCGTGGGTACCTCGTAGTAGTACTCGGGCTGGCCGCCGTAGTCGTGGGCCACGATGCGCATCTGCTTGACGTGCCACCGCTTGAGGTGGACGCGGTTCTCCTCCCTGGTGGGCATGTCGCTGGGATCCAGGACCTTGACCTCCTGGCCGCACTGGCAGCGGAACCTGAAGCCGTGCTTGAGCTCGAACCTGTAGTCGACCTGCTCGATAGGGGCCGCAAAGCCGCACTCGGGGCACTGCAGCATGCGCTTGAACGGCGCCAGGACGGAGATGAAGCTGTTGCCGTAGACCTTGACGTCCCTGCCGATGGAGAACAGGGCCGACTTGAGGGACATCTTCTCGAGCAGGAATTTCTTGTATTCCTGCTGCTTGTCCTCGTCGAGGGAGTCGTTGGCACCGCCGATCTCGATGTCGGTGCCGACGAAGTAGGACACGACGTACTCGATGGCCTGGGCGAAGGTCCGGTTGCTGTAGTACATCAGCTCGGCGATCTCGAACGCCTCGTTGAGGTTGGTCGGCAGGTAGAGGGACGCGTAGTCCAGGAACGGGCTCGGAGCATGCTCGGAGTGCTCCAGCATGCGCTTGCCGCCGCCTCCGGAAGGGTTCATGGATCCCATCGTCATCGAATCAGCCCTCGCGGCGCACCCTGGCAAGCAGGTTGGCGCCGAATCCGTTGTTGCCCAGGACCGCCCAGTCGTAGGCGGTCAGGCCGTCGTGATCCTCTGCCGCGGGATCGAGGTCCCTGGAGGCGATCACATGGAAGGAGATCAGGTAGGTCAGGATGGCGGGGTCGCCGTGGTAGGCCGCGTGCATGAGCAGGGTGCGACCCTGCTTGTCCCTCAGCGAGAGCAGGCGGGGGAACCTGTTCAGCAGCATGTTGGCGCCGACCAGATCTCCGTCCACGAGCGTGCGGACCATCGCCGGGATGGCCTCCTGGATGTTCTTGATGGTCATCGCGCCTCCTGGTCCAGGGCCGCCCTGCGGCAGCCGCACCGGCCGCAGCAGCCGGCCTTGGGAGGCGGGACCTCCGCAGCGGCCTTGACGGCCTGGTCGGAGTCGGTGACGACTGGCGTCTCCTCGGTCTCCCCCTGCACGACTCCCTGCTTGATGAAAGGCTCGTTGTTCATGTTTATAATCAACTTTCGTGGAATTTTTGGCGAAGAGGCCGTTTTTCAGGTCAGAATTTTTTACGGGCTAAGTTCTTTTATCACCCGAAGAACAAGCAGGTATCTTGCCTCGGACCTGTCGAACAGCTCCACGTTGAGCATCTCGCATCGTAGCCGTCGTCCGTGCACCAGGCAATCGAATTCCGGCACCGACATTCTACCATCTTCCTCCAGCACCGATACGGGGGGCAGCCAGCCCGGACGGCCCGTGGAGAGGTCCAGCTCCAGCTCCAGCATCAGCCAGCCCTGGCCGCCGCGGGACGTGCCCTCGGACTGGAAGACCGCCCTGACGCACGGGATGGACAGCTTGGCTCCGTGCCAGTCGATCTGCACCGTCACGGATGCAGTCCTCGGCTCCACCCGTGCAGGCCGGGCGACCGGAGCCGCCTGGACCTCGGCATCCTCCTCCGCTTCCTCCTGCCCGGACTCCGGATGGGCTTCCTGCGGCACGGCCGCCGGAGGGGGCAGGACGCCCCCTCCGACGAGCACAGGCCTGAACCCCAGCGGAGCGCGGAAGTTCCTGAACTGGGAGTCCGGGGGAACCGCGGTGCCGCGCACCTGCGACCATCCGTCGGAGTTGTCGGTGACCTTCACCGGCTGCTTGCCGGAGGAGGCCCGCATCGCGGGCTTCATTCCAAGTGGTGCTTCCGGCTTAGGTCTCTTCATGGCAGGTATCACTCGTCGTCCGCGGCGGCGCTCGGCGAAAGGTCCGCCTGGCTGAGGGGAGCGAGGATCCCCTCCTGCGCGATGGCCGTGGACAGCGCCTTCCTGGCCACACTATACCACGACTCCCTGGGCAGGAGCGCCGTGACCAGCGGACCCATTCCGACAGTGACGTGCCCGGCCTCCAGCGCCGGATCGTGCTCCTCCAGGGACTTGCCCATCAGGTTCCTGAAGTCCTGTGCGGAGATCAGGCCGCAGGAGTACATGACGACGCAGGCCACCTTCGGATCGCTGCTGTTGATCTGCTGGGGAGTCAGGCGGCAGTAGAACCTCTCGGTGTTGGAGATCAGGTTGCTCTCGGCCGGCACGAACCCCTTGAAGTTCCTGCCGTCGAGCTTGGGCCTGACGCCCAGGACCAGGCACATGACCGCCGGAGACTCCTCGGGCCCCGTGGGCGACATGGAGTACCGGCTGGTGCCCACCCACCGCAGGTCGTTGTTGGACCTGTGCCACTCGCCGTAGCGCGGGTTGGAGGAGTCGATGGTCGCCGCGATGTCCTGGAAGTACGCCTCCATGAGCTTGCGCATCTTGTCCATGGTCAGCTGGTCCTGCACCATGGGCAGCCGGCGGCAGACGTCGGCCGCCTTGTTTTCGGAACCGCCGTTGCCTCCGAACTTGTCGGAGGGATCCATCAGGGCCATCATGGAGTGGTGTGCCGTGGCGATCGGGCTGCTCTCGCACAGGAACCAGTGGTGGTCCATGGTCCAGGGCCACATGGAGCTCTGCGGAGGCTTGCGCCACTTGTGCACCTGGCTCTTGTCGACCTCCGAGGCCGTGCGGATGATGCGGTGCGGCAGGCGGGGCGCCACCCTGGAGCCGATCAGGCCCTGGGACAGCTGGTTCGACTGGGGGTCGACGACGTACCACGCCCCGTCCGTGTATTCGCCGCCTCCGTAGGGACTCGTCTTCTTGCTGCCGTAGCCCTCGCGCGGGATCGAGTTGTTCCTGCAGGCATCCAGCACCAGGCGGGCGCGGCCGGACCACGGCATGTTCTTGACGTGGTTCTCCATCCTGCTGTCCACGAGCAGGAAGGCCGTCACCACGGCCTCGGAGTCCAGCGCCAGCAGCCCCATGGCGAGCGCCTTGACGACGTCGTCAGGACGGCAGCGGAACGCCCGGGCTCCTCTGCCCGGCGAATTGAAGGCCGTCGAGCCCGGGTCGAGCTGCCTGAGCAGGTTCTCGCACTGGGACGAGATCTTCAGGCCGGCCTTGGCGACGGCCGCGGCGTCGGGCAGCGAATGGAAGCCGGAGTGGAACGACGGGGCGCAGGACACGCTCGCATGGAGCAGGCCGACGGTCTTGCCGTCGACCGACAGCGGGACGTAGAGCACCTTGTCGAAGATGAACGGAGCGGCGGGGTCCGGCCCGTCGAAGTAGGCCGGGTTCTGGAGCGAAATCCTTCCGGCGACGATGAACGACCGGCGGAAGGAGTCGAAGGTGATGAACGAGTTGTCGAGGTTGACCCTGGTATTCATTGGTTGTGTCTCCTGTGGGCCCCGGGCCGGGCGGACCCGGCCCGGGGCTGCATGGCTGTGCTCAGCCCTTGACGTGGATGGTGGTGCCGTATGGCGCGATGACCTGGCTGTTGATGACCCAGATGACGTCGAAGTCCGGCGGCTCGCCGAACTCGCCGTACCCGTCGGTGAAGTAGACCAGCACGTCCGGCCGGTCGTGCCCCATGTCCGAGATGTGGCGCATGACCGGCACGAAGCTGGTGCCTCCGCCTCCGGTCACCCTGGGGATGTCCTCGTAGGGACCGATCCAGCGGTTTCCGTAGACCTCGGCGTCGCACTCGAGCAGGTACGTGGGCAGGCCGTAGAGCTTGCGCACGCCGTCGAACTCGGACAGGCCCTTGAGGATGTCCTCCTCGGACATGGATCCCGAGGTGTCGATCGAGAAGCCCACCGACGGAACCTTGCCGGCCCTGCGGCTGGGCAGGAGGATGTCCTGCCACAGGTGCCTGCGGGACGGAGGCACGAACGTGGACCTGCCCTTGACCTTGGTGCAGTACTTGCTGCGCATGCAGTAGGCCAGGGCTTCCTCCCACCTGACCTGAGGCTTGAGCAGCCTGCCGACCGCCCGCTCCATGTGCGCCGGCAGCTTGCCCTGCAGCTTGGCCCGGGTGGCCGCCTGCGCGGCCGCCTCGGTCCACCCGCCGTTCTCCTTGTTGGGGACCTCCTCGGTCCTATCCTTGAAGGCCTGGCCTCCGTCGGGCTGGGGATCGCCGGGCTCGAGGATGTCCTGGCCGATGCCGTCGCGCTCCTGGTCGTCCTGCTCCTGGTCGCCATTTTCGCCTGAACCAGCCTGGGCGCCGACCTTGCCCTTCTTCCCGTCCTTGCCTTTCCCCTTTCCGTCGCACTGGCGCACAAGCATCTCGTAGACGATCTCGGCGGTCGCCAGGTCCAGGTCGACCTCCAGGGCCGCGCAGGTCTCCTGGTCCCAGTAGCAGCCCCGGCTGACCAGCCTGCGCAGGTTGTCGACGCCTCCGAAGTGGTTGACCAGCAGGTGGTTGATCATGATGTCGGCGGCGGTGTTCCAGATCTTCCGGTCGCGGGCATGCCTGCGCACGTTGTGGCCGAGCAGCGGGTGCATGATCTCGTGGGCCAGCAGGAACGCCTTGCTGCGCATGTCCAGGGAGTTCCAGAATCCGAAGTTGAGGTAGATCTTGCCCTCGTAGGAGACGCCCGCGGTCGGGACGTACGGATTGTCCGCCGGCAGCATCACCAGCTCGAACTTCTCGATCAGGAAGCCCCAGAACGGGAACTCCCTGAACATCCAGAATATGAGCTTCGACAGCCCCCTCCGGGCCGCCTCCAGCTCCTGCTCGGAGATGGAGGCGGCCTTGCCGGAGACGGGGGCCTTGGTTTGCATCGCTGTCACTTGTCCTCCTCTTTCTCGTGACCCTCGGGTCAGACCTTGTAGTCGGCGAGCAGCTGCTTGTGCTTCTCGTTCCAGCTCTTGAAGCTGGCGGACTTGATGAGCATGGGCATGATCTTCGGATCCTTCTGCGCCAGCATGCCGGCGAAGAACAGGGACGCGATCTCGGGCCGGATGCGGCAGCCGTTCGTCCCGGCCATCACGCCCGCGGCCTTCTCGAAGATGGAGAGCTTGCGCACGGTGCGGTGCAGGATGTTCGACACGACCGCGTAGGTCAGCGACATCTTGCTGGGGCCGTCCTCGTAGGACGCCTTGCCGTCCAGCAGGGCGTCGATGTCGGGCAGGTTCTTGGCCTCCCGGCGGTACTCCAGGAACCAGCCCGCCGCGGCCTTGCCCACGGCGCCCTCGACGGCCTGGCGGTCGTCGATCCCGGCCTTCAGGAGCTTGGACACGGTGGCCCAGGCGCGCGGGGTCGGGAAGTTGCCGTACTCGTCGACCGGCGGCTGGTACAGGTGCTCGCCGGAGCAGTAGGACATGAAGCCGAGGACGTCGGGCTCGATGGCGCCGATCGTCATGGCCCAGTTGCGCCACTGGTTGAAGTCCGGCTCCATCTCCACGATCACGAACCGGTTGCGCAGCGGGGCGCTGAGCGGGTTGACGTGGGCCTTGTGGCTGCTCTTGTTGCCGCAGGCCACGATCCACCAGCCGTCCGCGAGCTTGTGCGGGCCGCACCGGCGGTCGAGGATGAACTGCAGGGCGGCGTTCTGGACCGACGGGTCGGCGGTGTTGATCTCGTCGAACAGGATGATGCCGCTGCCCGAGGTCGGCAGGAAGTCGGGCCGGGCCCACGCCACGGTGGGGTCCGAGTCCGAGGTGCGGTTGACGAGCGGCATGCCCCGCATGTCGACCGGCTCGAGCATGCTGAGGCGGACGTCCTTGACCTCGTCGCCATCGGCGGCCTGCTTGCAGATCTCGGACTTGCCGATGCCGGGGGCGCCGAAGATCAGGAGGGGCACTCCTGCGCGGCGGTAGCTCTTGATCATCTCGACGTAGTTGCTGTTCATGGTCTCTGTTCCTTCTTTCTCTGGTTTCTCGTCGTTCCAGGGGCGGTCAGGCGACCGCCTCCTCCATGCTGTCCTCGGTCTCCTGCGCCTCCTCGGGCTGGTCCGCGTCGGCCACGCCGACCACGAACGCCATGCCCATGCAGCGATCGATCAGCTCCGAATACCCCTTCGACTGGGCCACGGCCTCGGACGAGCAGGCGGAGTTCTTGCCGAAGTCCTCGTTCCCGCCCAGCAGCATCCTGTCAGCAGTGTCGCTCAGCCTCTGCAGCAGGGGGCCCTCCTTGTCGCCTTTGCTGGACCGGCGGTTGTGTATGCGCCAGTCGTCCTCCGAGTTGCCGACGGTCGTCAGGAAGCCGGTCTCGTAGAGGCGGCAGCCGAAGAACCTGGTCAGCGCCTCGATGTGGCGGAGCTCCAGGGCGGACGAGACGGCCGGCCGGCCGAACAGCTCGTCGAACTCGGCCTCGCGGATCGCCATGATCTCGGCCAGGTTGCGGCGGCTCATGATGTCGCAGGCGACGATGGAGCGGACGACGTGCGTGATGTACTCAGACAGCATTCTTCACCTTCCTTCATTCATTTGATTGCTAACGATGGGAAAAGCGCATCTCGAACCCTCGGCCCGGCCGCCCCGGGTCCTCCTCGCGGAGGACCCGGGGCGGGCCAAGACCTTCGAAGAGGCCGGACGTCAGGCAGGCTGATGTCCGCCGGTGGCCTCCAAGCCCCCGGCCATCGGTGTCCGGTCGCCGGCGGCAGGGTGCACCTGCTGCCGCAGCGCCGCCGTCATGGAAGACGGCAGACCCAGCGACCGGGCCGAACGGTCCCTGCCCTCCATGACGTGCCAGGTGTCCACGCGCCTGGCCAGGATCAGCGACTCGGTCGGCAGGGGAGCTACGTATTTCTCCCTGCAGTTGACCGCGTCGTGGAACCACCAGGGCACGTAGTCCGTCAGCCCGGCGGCGCCCTGGGCGCCGATCCAGACCTTGGCCCGCTCCCGCTCCGAGGAGTCCAGCCCCAGCATGCCGAGCGGATCGGCCAGCAGCTGGGTCAGGGTGCGCGTGAACGCATCCTTGACCTTGGCTCCGGCCTGCTCGATCACGCTGACCAGTCCGGCCGCGCACGTGCCCGACCGCCGGAACACTTCCCACGGCGTCAGGGTCGAGATCGACTCCAGTATCCGCCGGACCTGCCGGTACAGCGGACTGGAGCTGATGCCGCATCCGCTGAAGACGTGGTCGATGGCCGGATGCGCCAGGAACGCCGGGTGGTCGACCAGCTGGCACGTCTCCTTCTTAACCAGCAGCAGCGGCTGGCTGGGGCACGTGATCTTCGTGCCGGCCGCCTGGATCAGCTCGTGCTGGCGCATGAGCAGCTGCAGGGCCCCGGGAGGGGTGCTGCAGCCCACATTGACCAGGGAGGCGAAGTTCTGCTGCACGTACGCCCGGCGCATCAGCTCGCCGAACCGCACCTGCCCCGACCTGGCGAACTCCCGGATGCAGGGGATCTCCTCCCCCTCGTACATCCAGGCGTACTCCAGGTCAGCGACGTCGTGCTCCCCCTCCGTGTCCCAGCGGAAGTCCAGCAGCCTGAACTCCCTGGAGCTGACCTCCCAGGACAGGCTCTGCGTGAAGGCCCTCGTGGTCTCGCCGTCGGTGACGGCCACGAGCGACCTGGCCGAGGAGGCCGGAAGGATGAAGACATCCTGCGGCAGCCTCGACTCCATGATGTACCTCGGAAGGATCGATTCCTTCCTCGTGACGAATGCCCTGGTCTCCAGGGCGGTGCCATCCTGTCGGTGCATTCCGTGCACCTCCATGAAAAACCCCGGCGAGAGTCGCCGGGGCATTACCCTTACTGCCTCTTGGCCGTGACCGGTTCACGGCGAAGGCGCAGCAGGTAATTCTAACGCATGGAGATGCGCTGTTTAGCGCAGCTTGTGGGTCGCGGGCTCGGTCTTGTCGACGTCCAGGACGCGCGGCTGGCCGAGCTCCTCGAGCACCAGCTTGCCGGTGTCGGTGGCCTTCAGCCTGTAGCTGTGCAGCGGCTTGCCGCCCTCGGTCGTCGTCGAGATCGGGAAAAGCACGCAGCTCTTGGAGCGGCCGTAGAACACGGGCCGGACCTCGAGCGGAAAGCCCCCTTCCTGGACGTCCTCGACCTGGACCTCCATCGGATCGGGTTCATGCAGTCTGATCTTCATTCCTTTGCTCCTTTGCTGGCGCCGGCTTCAGTCCGTCGGCGCAGATGGCGTTGTGGATGTCCATGTAGCCGGCGTACATGGCCGGGGCGTAGGCCTCCGGGCCGAACCCGAAGACCTGGTAGAGGACGTAGCGGTAGCTGCCCCCCAGCTCTATCTCGCCCTTGCGGATGCGGCGGCTGACGGCGCAGAACGCCTGCAGCTGCTGCTCCTTCGTCAGGCTCTCCCAGAAGGCCTCCGAGGCGCAGTCGTCGTGACGCGGGCCCTTCTCGAACAGCTCGCACGGGATGAAGACCGCATTCAGATGGTCCATCGCTTCCTGGATGTCCTGCTTGCTGCCTCGGATGCCGGGAGGCAGCGGCTCCTCTGTCTGGTCTTCGCTCATGCCCTCTCCTCGGTCTTGTCGGAGGTGCGGGTGCCGAAGGTGATCCACGGCCTTTCCGGCCCGAATGGCGCCGGGTCGACCCCCGGCCACATAGGAATTGGGACCGGCGACACCGGGTAAGGCGGCAACGGACATCCAGGAACGGACGGACCCCGGAGCTGGGCGGACTCCAAGGCCGCGACGCGGCATGTCAGGATGGCCAAATTTCTCCTCAGCGAGTCCAGCTCGGCAGCTGTGGCCGGGGCTGGCTGGGGCGGCCGCTCGGCCCGCGCCTTGCTTTCGGCGGCCAGGCGGTCGTACGCGTCCAGCAGGGCCTGCACCTCCGAGCTCAACTCGATGTCCCTGGGCGCCTGGATCAGCTGGTGCTCGGCCCATACGCGCAGCATCGTGATCAGCCTCTCGATGACCCCCCGGTCGAACGGCTCGCCGTCTTGCTTCGGTTCATTACTCAAGGTGGGTGCCCTCCACGTTGCGACCCTCGCGCTCCGCCGTGCGGGCCTCGAGCGACGCCAGGGCCGCCTCGAGGTGCTCCAGGGCCTTGGCGTTGTGCGCGCAGGCGAACCTGCTCTCCTGGTAGTAGCGGATGCGCTGCGCCGCCGCCTCGATGACAGTCTCCACGAACGCGCCGTTGGGCTGCTGCCGGTCCGGCCCGCGGCCAAGGGGGCCGTTCTGCCAGTTGATGAAGATGCCCTCGCCTACGGCAAAGCCGCCGGCGGGATTGCCGTCGGCGTCGTTCCTGTTCTCGCATTTGATCGATTGCTTCATGCTGTGTTCCTTTTGACTGGGCTCAGGATTGCCTGAGCTTCTTGAAGAGTTCCGCCGCCTCGCCCTCCCCGGGGCTGTTCTTCTGCACGTAGATGCAGCTGAAGGGCGGGCCGTTCTTGACGTTGAGGTAGAGTCTGCTGGCCTGGTTGTGGGGCAGGAAGAAGGTGATGTCCACGAACTCCCGGATGCCCACGACCTGCATCCGCTGCAGCTTGACGGGGTCCCTGACCTGGACGTCCTCCGCGGTGCAGCCGTAGAGGATCTTGCCGTCCTTGCCGTCGCTGGCCAGCCACCGCGACGACTCCATCCATGCCCGGAAGCCTGCCCACTGGTCGTGGGGCAGCCCCTGCACGTAGCGCGACCATCCCGGCTCCGGGGGCTTGACCCCCTCCGGATGCCTGACGTCCTCCTCGAGCAGCGGCTGGGGCAGCTCGAAGTGGACGACGTCCAGGCGGGTGTCGAACTGCCTGGCGTAGAGCTCGAAGAGCGACACCGAGATGCGCAGGTACATGTGCATCGTGTTGACGAAGAACAGGGAGTAGTCCTTCGCGAACGACTGCAGGTCCTGCAGCTCCGGCCTGGTCTCCTGGGAGACCGAGTCGCTCTCCTGGCCGGCCGCTCCTACGTACAGGGGCTCCTTCATCTCGCGCTCCTCAGTCGTTGGAGGGCTGGGCCTTTTCGGAGGGCTGGCCCTGGTCGGGCCCGGCCTCGGCCGCCTCGACCTGCCGGGCGACCTCGGCCGCCACGATGGCCTGCACCTGGCCGTGCAGCATCTTCAGGCCGGCGAGGATGGCCGACGACTGGTCGGGCCCGAGGATCACGGTCTGGATGTTCTCGTGGCCGACCCCGACCGGAGTGCGGGCCCTGGTGTGGATCTTGACCTCCAGCAGCTCGCCGTCCTTGGACGGGATGCGGGTGAAGGCGCTGCTCTCCGAGAGGAGGGCGAATTCCTGGTTCTGCTGGCTGCTCATTTCCTTAGCTCCTTGTATTTCCTGGTGGCGGTGGCCGCCATGTAGACGGACACCGCATCGTATGCGTGCTCGTTGACACCTCTGAGCAACTTGCCGCCCTTGCCCTTGATCCATCCGTTGAAGTACGGGAACCTGGCCAGGACGGAGTCCCGTACCTGGTCCTTGGTGGCGTTGGCGTCACCGGTCGCGGCGCGCTTGGCCTCGAACGGAGTGACCAGCGTGCAGCCTATGCCCAGCAGGGTGATGGCCCCGCAGGCCGCCCCGCGGGACAGGGCCATGCTCTTCGCCGCCTTGGCGCTCTTCGATCCTCCGGTCGGGCACTCGATGAAGATGTGCACCGGCTCCCACCTGCCTATGGCATGCTCCAGGCCCAGGACCAGCTCGGAGGTCCTGCGCCAGTCGTCGTCGGACACCCTGGCCTTGCCGGACCCTGCCTCCGTCCTGATCACGTCCACCGCCACCAGCCTGTCCGGCTCCCCGAGGGAAAGCACGGCGACCCCGGTGTTGGCCAGGGCTAGGTCGAGGCAGAGGATGTGGTCGGGAGCGGGCATGGGTTCACCGGCGAGGGAACATGGACTCGAACTCCAGCCAGCCTGCCAGCGCGACCGTGATCGCGAAGACGGGCAGCATCAGCTGCGGAGCGAACTGCGTGGCCATGGGTATCACGCTCCGTCGTCCTTTGGATCCTCGTCGTCCAGGGTGAAGTCCTCCGGGTCGAGCTTGACCTCCGGGGGCTGCTGCGGAGGCATGCCTCCGAACAGGGCCGAGAGCAGGTCCTTCACGCCTCCCGAGGAGGATTCGGCGTCCGGGCGGCCCAGCCTGACGAACTTGATGTCCACGTCCTGCGGGGACGGCGGACCCTTCTCCGGCATCGCGTGGCGGGCCGCGTCGTACATGGCCTGAGGGTTGGCCCTGCCGGAGACGATCCTCGGCTTCAGCGAGACCCAGTTGCCGTCGCAGTCCATCGGCACGCCGAGGAACACGGTGCGGCCCTTGAGGTCGATCGTCTCGAGGATGAGGCCCAGCCTGCCGTTCTCGGCGATGGCGAACTTCCCGCAGTCCGGGTGCTCCTTGCTGCTGTCCTGCTTCCTGGAGGTCATCCGAGCCCCCTTCCGCCCTTGCGGAGCATGTTCTCGGCGGCCTGGTTGACCGGCGAGTCCATGTACTCCTTGAAGTTGCTGACCCGTGCGATGGCTGCCTGGTGCCACATGCGGACCATCACGTCGCCCAGGTTCTTGAGCACCCAGGTGCGCGACTCCCACGGCAGGTCGGCGAAGCCGGACGCCAGGTAGGCCTCCTCCGGCGTGGCGTGCGACAGGCCCTCGCGGGACAGGACGTAGCGGAGGGCCAGGACGGCCTTCTCCATGTCCGGCTCCGAGATCTTGAGCACCTGCTCGGCGACGTAGCCGTCCACGTTCTGGATGAGGGTGCACATGGCGACGAACGCCCCCGGCACGCAGTTGATGATGTCGTGCTGGGGGACGTAGGACTCGTTGACGTTGTTGACTCCCCGCGGGCTGACGGAGAGCATGTGCCGCGGGTTGAACGGCAGGGGCATTCCGACCGGCATGCTCAGGCTGGCTCGGAGCTGTTCTCTGGCTTCTTCATTGGACATAGGTTTCTTCCTTCTATCTTGAGGACCACTTCCCTGACCTCGACCCTGGCCGCCGAATGGGGCCGGCACGACCTGTGGCACCGATCATAGCCCGTCGGACAGGAATGGCAAGGGCCGTCGAGCCCCTTGTCGCATCTTTTCGCACGCTCCTCCGCCAGGGCCTTGTTGCGCCCCTGCTGCGAGGACGTGGCCCTGATGGCGCCGGCCGAGGTCCTCCTGGAGTCCTCCCGGAGCATCAGGCCTCCGGCCGAAGGTTCCCAGGACAGCACCGGCACCGGATCCGGCAGGACCAGCACCTCGCACCTCACGGCCTCCTCGGGCCTGGAGATGCGTATGCGCTCCCGGTCCATGAGCGTCCTGGTGCAGCCCAGGATGTCGCTCAACGGCCGCAGGAACCTGGGCACCGGGGCGTGGAGGTCCAGGCCGGCGGCCGGGCCGTCCAGGACCCGGATCCGGTAGGACTCCACGCCGCCCGCGTCCACCTGCAGCTCGTCGATCCTGGCGGCCATCCAGCCCATCTCCTCCCTGCGCCCGCCGTACAGCTGGCATAGGGAGTCCTTGAGCCTCTTCCTGTTGCCGGCCACCTGCCAGCACAGGACGTCGACCGCCCTGGCGTCCATGAAGCAGTGGAGGAACGGCTGCAGGAACGGCCTGGCCACCTCAGGCACGCACCCGGTCGCCTCCGCCGCGGCCCTTGCGCACTCGGCCAGCAGCGCGGCGTCCATTCTTCTTCCCGGCACGCTTGCCCTTGCGAGCCTTGCCTTCATCTGGGATGAGATCGACGCGCAGTCCTGGGGCTTGGCGTGCAGCCTTGCCTTTGGCGTTCGGAGATTTTCCGACGTCGCCGCCAGCCTTCGCCACGCCGAACTTAGGGGGATGAAGGACAAGTCCATCTGCCACCTCCTCGCATTTCATGACCTCCTTGCCGTCCCCGTCCACCTGCCTCCAGCCGTGGGACCTCACGCGCATGGACCTGTCAGGCTGGGGCTCGTCGAAGTAGGTCCAGGTGTGCTCGAAGGCGCCCCGGACCACCTGCCGAACCAGCTGCCGCTCCTCCGGTCCGGTCCCGGTCCTGCTGAACTGGGTGCGCTCGAAGTCCCGGGGACCGGTGCCAACGGTCACGGTGATCTCCCCGGCGCCGCTGGGCTCCAGGGACGTGACGATCTCGGTCACCGTCGGCCTGCAGGGATCCTCCGACGTGCTGTCGCGGGTCTCGAACTTGACGTGCCTGATCCGGACCGCGACCTCCTCGAGGACGGTCAGCTCGTCATGGACGAGCGTGCTGGAGACCTCGTGGACGAATCCGGACGGGCGATGCGTCCTGGTCCACCTCAGCGGCACCACGACCTCGCCCCGGCCCGGCATGTGGACCGTGAAGGACTCCTCCGAGACGCAGTCGGTGTGGGAGGGCTCCTCCTGCCGCATCGCGGCAGGATCGCCGACCTCCTTGACGGCCGTCTTCGACAGGAGCATTCCACCGCATAGGTCGCAGGCGTAGCCCGATTTTCCCTGCACCTCCCCGCAGCCCGAACCGTCGGTTCCGTTGCCGATGCACTCGACAGGGCCGTCGATGTCGCTCATGCCTCCCCCTTCCGCATCGCGGCGATGGCGTTGTCGCAGCACGCAGTCAGCTTCATCTTCGCGTCGTGGCTGTGGGTCATGCTGTGGCACAGCATCACCGTTACCCGGTCCATCCATTCGGTCATGGTTTCGTTCCGCTCGCGCAGGTCGCTGGCGGCGGGCGGCTGCACGGCAGTACCGCCAAGTACTTCCTGCTTCCAAGTCGGCCAGGTCTGAACGACCCTGCTGGCGTCCTCAAGGTGCTTGACGAACCTCTGTCGCTCGCCCTCCAGCTCACTCCTGAGCCCGTTCCGCTCCGCGACGAGCGCGGTGAGGGTGGCGTAATAGTTCGCTGCGATATTGCTCGGGATCGTCGCAAAGGAGCGGTCGGCGGCTAGGCTCAGATACCCGAGCAGTCCCTTGATGTCGTTGTCGTTGGTGGGGTCACTCATGGCTCGACGCTCCAGTTGTTCCCTACGCTGTGCAGAGCCTTCGATGGGGTTCCATCCGATTTCATGGGATGCCCTCTGATGTACGGCTTGGACGGAGAATCATGGAGAATGCCAGTAAGGAGGAACCCATCGATCGATGCGACGAAGTACCTCTTCCCGTTGCAATACACGGTCGATCCGACACGAATCCCAAACCGAATCTCCACCAGTTCGATCAGTTCCTCTCGGATGATCCTGCGGGTTTCGCTCAACTCCTCGGCGAGTTTTGATTCAATCCCTTGCATGTGTCGGATGCTGGCGATCTTGTCGTTGATGTCAGGCATTGGCTTTCTTTCGATTCGTAGTCCGAACAGAGCGGACCTTTTTGTTGCGAGGGGTGCGGGCGAGGTGCTCAAGCCGACGGAGGAGCTCGGACAAACGGTCGGCCTGACGGGAGAGTTCGCGGATCTCGCTGTCGCTGTCCGAGGAGGCTAGGCGCAGGCGCAGGGCTTCGTGTCCGCCGGAGAGGGCGTCGATGTATCGGGGGAGGTCTTTGCTGGAGACGATCAGCGTGTCGTTGGTCAGGTCAGGCATTGGGGGCCTCCTCCTGGTCGTCTCCGTACAGCCTGGCCCTGGCGTCCAGGTGGCGGACGACCATCTCCCGGACCGCCTGGCGGCCGGAGCGGGTCGAGCTGAAGAAGTCGCGGATCTCCTCCCGCACCGCGGCGTTGAGCGCAAGCTTGACCTCCTCGTCGATGACATGCTGCAGGTTCTCGTCGGAGCAGTAGGACTCGACGGCCTTCGCGACCATCGAGTCGACCTTCACGGTCTCCTCGGACAGGTGCCTGATCATCGTGCTCTTCATGAAGTCGACCTCCAGCTTGATGATCGGCTGCCTCATGAGCTTGGTGGAAAACCTCTCGGGCAGGAAGGGATTGTTGCGTTCGTCGGTCACGGTGTCTCCTTTTTCTCCAGTCTGGCGAGGGTGTCGGACATCAGTCTGTTAAACAGCCCCAGTTTGGTCACCAGCTCCTCCGCAGCCTCGGCCCTGCCCTCCTGGAGCCTGGCCTTGTTCTCCATGCACTGGAGCTGCATCTTGGTCAAGGTCAGCTCCTGCTCCCGCGCGACCTGTTCCGTCAATCGGGAGGCCAGGCGGGCCATCTGCTCAAGCAGCCCTTCAACCTGAGATCGCAACTCCCCGACCTCTTGCTCCAGATCATTCATCTGCAGGGCTCCTCGCCGCCAGGATCTCCGTGGCCCGCATGATCAGGTACCCCTCGGGCATCGGGGTCTCCATGCCGGCGAAGGCGCTGTACAGCACCTCGTCTCCCGGCTTGAGCACAGGGACGTAGCCGCCCTTCCTACGCAGGTTGTCGCACGGGCCGACCTTCACGACCACCCCGTGCTTGGACTGGAAGTCCCTGCGGTCCTCGGGGACGATGATGCCGTGCTCGGTCGTCTCGGGCGCCTTGTTCTTGCGCACGACCACCCAGTCGTGCAGCGGCTGGAAGCGCTCCAGCTCCTCTTCCGTCAGTCTCGGAACGATAGCCATGTCCTGGTCCTTTCTTTAAGACGAATTGATCACTTGCCGGCGCGCACGGCGGTCACCCGGTAGGGTCCGGTCCGGATAGTCTGGCCGACCCCGACACCGAACGACATGTCCACCATGAACGAGTCCTGTTCGCAGGGGACGAACGTCACCGTCGCACCCTCCGAGCTGAACACGGAGCGGAGGTACTCCAGCGCCGCGTCGACGGTCCTGAACGTGCTCTTCGAGGGCTGCGGGCTCCACCTGCCGCGCCTCCTGCGCTTCACCATGTATACGGTTCTCTCCATCCCTTCGTCCTTCTCAGCAGAGGGCCGTCGGACCGATGCCGGTCAGCAGCCGCATCCTGGGCGTCATGAAGGGCCATGCGGCCAGCAGCCATGTCATTGCTCGGGGCCCCTTTCATCCATAGCGGCTGACGCGATCGATGGCCACTTGAACAAGCTTTTGCACGAAATCGTCGGTGACGGCCTTGGCCAAGGCATCCCTGATCTGCGCCTGGATCTGTTCCTTGTAGGTCTCCCGCAGCTGAGTCTCGATGATGGCCGAAACATGATGCTTGATGACCTGGTCGAACGGGTTGTTGTAGGTGGCCTGCAGGTCCTTCATCACTCTGGCGACGCTGTCCTTGACGGCGTTGCCGATCTGGCTTTCCAGCACAGCCTTGGCGACGAACTCGTTGATCTGCTCCGGGGTAAGCTGCATTTGGTTCCCTTTCTTTGTTTTAGTTACGGCTTCGGCGGCTCCAGGTCGGCCTTGGTGCGCAGCCCGTTCCGCTCCTTGATCTTGGCCACGATCTCCTTGGTCAGGTCGCTCTGCACCTTGGAGGCCAGGCCGTCCGGGCCGAAGATCCTGGCCTTCTCGTCGTCCGTCATGCTCTCCTTGAGGATCTCGATCATCTCGACGATCTCCTTGACCGCGGCCTCCTTGCGGGTGCTGCTCAGGATGGTGCGGGCGATCAGGCCCGCGCCTCCGGCAAAGCCGATCACGACCAGCACCGCGCCCACCTTGGCGATCTCCTCCATGTAGTAGTGGGAGGCCGCCGCGAACCCCAGCATCATCACGCCGAGCAGGGCCATGGAGCCGCCGTAGCCCTTGTTGAGGAACAGGGCCACGGCGGCTCCCGCCGCCAGCAGTATGAACCCGATCACCCAGAACATCGTGATGTAGCCGTAGAGCTTCTCGAGGGCGGCGGCCCTGCCGGCCTCCAGGGCCGACTCGAGCTTGATCAGCTTGTCCTCCAGCTGGTCGACCTTGGTCACCAGCTCGGAGAGCTTGGCCGTCTCCTTGCGGAGCTTGCCGGCCTCGTCCTCGATGTTCTCCGCCCTGGCCTCGATCTTGTGCATGCCCTCCTGCACCGACTCCAGCGCAGGGCGCTGAGGCTCGGGCACGGACGGCAGGACCTCCTTGACGGACGCCTTCGCCGCCACGGCGGTCGCCTTGACCTCCACGGCATCCTGCTCGATCGAGCCGATGGAGGCGTTGGAGTGGTCGAGGACCGACTGCAGGCTGGTGCTGTTGGCCGCCGGCTTGTCGGCAAGCGGAACCGGCGGTTCCTGCTTCGGCGGGCCCTTGCAGGAGGCGAGGAAGCAGAGGCAGAGGACGAGGGCCGTCAGACCAGCCCGCACGAGAAAGCGATGAGTAGTGCCCATGCCAGGAATATACCTGCGGCCCGGGCCAGAGTCCACCACGGCCTACGCATGGGGAGGCTCCTGCCTCGTCCAGGACGGGTCGGCCGTCACCGGGATCTCGATCCACTTCTTCTTGTCGCCCAGGGAAACCTTGCCCCAGGACTTGCTAGCCACCACCAGGCGCTCGGAGGTCATGCCGCCTTGGCCCTTGCGGAGCGCCAGCTTCTGCTCCAGCTGCCGGGAGCCGCAGGCACGGCCTCGATAGTCGCTCAGCAGTTCGAGGCTGGTCATCGTGCTGAGCAGCCTGCGCCGCATTTCCTCGACCCTGGAGTCGGGCATGGAGATGCGCCGCGACTGGATGCGGCGGGCGGCATGCACCAGGTCCAGCACGCCCTGCAGGGCGTGCACGGGGACAGGAGCCAGGTGATCGCCGGTCAGCAGCAGCTCCAGCAGCAGCCCGCCCTCCGAAAAGTCGGAGTGCATCAGCGACAACCTGAACGCCATGGGCAGCCTTTCCGACAGACCCGGCTTCCAGCAGTCCAGCATCCGGTCGAACGGCTCCAGCACCTCCGCGCATGTCCTCACCTCGTCCGAGATGCCGGGACCGAATCCGGATCCGTCAGGAGCCAGCACGGCGGCCAACACGTCAGGATGGCTCAGGGCCCCCCAGAGGATCCCGTCGAAGAGACCCCTGAGGGAGCGTCTCTGCAGGATCTTGGCGGGCACATCGTCGGGACGCGAGGCCCAAAAGACCCCCATGGTCTGCCGGATCTGCTCGGCGTCGGTCAGCACCTTGCGGTTGCAGAACAGCACGTCGTGCGCAAACCTGAGCTGCGTCGCCCTGTCCATGTGCACGTTGTGGCAGAGTCCCCGGAAGGTGGTCCAGAAGAACATCGGGCGCCGGTTAGGCTGGTCCTCGGCGGCCCAGGCCGCGGAGATCATCCTGGAGACGAACTCCGGGTCGCACTCGCATCCGGCCAGGACCTGCCAGATCGACTTCTGCATGGCCGACGAGGAGGACAGCAGCCAGTCCCTGGACTCGACAGGGATCATCCCCCGCACAGCCTCCGGCAGCTTCACCTTCCGGTGGTCGCCGGGGCGGGCCGAGCACATCGTGTTCGTGAAATTGCAGTCTGGGCACTCCCCGCTGCATGCCTTATGGTCCGCGCCGATCTTCAGCGCGTAGACCCTCCAGTAGTCCTTGACCGGATAGGAGCACACCGGCGGCTCAGTCTTCGTTGCAGTCATGCGAATCCCTCCTTCTCTCTTTCTCGATCCTGGATATCACGGTCCGGGCCACGGATGCGGCCCCGAGCCTCACCAGGGAGCGCAGCGCCGGCGGAGGCGCCCGCAGCTCCCCGGATTCCGCCTGCCCCACCAGCTGCTCCATGTAGGAGAGCATGGCGGTCAGGTCGTCGAGCGAGACCGCCTCGAGCTTGGAGTCGGCGGCGGACACCATCTGCTCGGCGCGGACCATCAGCCTCATCTGGCTGGGCGTCATCGCTTTCCTTTCGGGTTGTGTGTGCGGGTCACCTGGCCGACACGGCCAGGGAGACCACCTCGGCCCTCACGACGACGGCGTCGGAGGCCCTCTCGACGGCGCAGGCCGAAGCCCGCACCCCGTCCTCCAGCTCCTCGGCCATGAGCTCGGCGCAGTCCCCGTCCTGCAGGACGGCCTCGACGCACCATTCCTCCAGCCGCGGACCGTGGGGGTCCCTGTACCTGACCACCACCAGATGCAGGATGTCCTTGGGCGAGGCCTCGAACTCCAGCTCCAGCTCTATGAAGTCGCCCCTGGGCTCCAGCAAGGTGAGGCCCAGGGGCGTGAAGTCGTGCAGCGGCCGGCGGTCGGACGAGGCGTCGAAGTCCTCGTCCATGTCGTCCTCCAGGTCGAGGTCGTCGCAGTCCGGCTCCTCTTCTTCGGAGGAGATCTCGGAGTACCTGAGGTAGACGGTGCTGCTCTTCATCTGATGTCCGCGGTCACTTGGTCTTGGACTTCGACTCGGGGACGAAGACCGTGCTCTCCGAGCAGCCTGCCGAGCAGCTGCCGCGGACGTAGCCGATGGCCTGGGTGGACACCGAGTAGATCCAGCCGCCCTCGACCTTGAGCCGGCGGGTGGTGCGGCGGAACGCGTTGGTGGCGTCCCCGAAGCGGCCGACGTTGAAGGTCTCGCTCCCGAGGTTCTCCCATTCCGCTTCCGAAGCCGCGGCGGGCTCGGCCTGAGGCTCCGGCGCCGGGGACGTCTCCGGGGCGAACGCCGCCTTCTCCGTGGGGCTCATGTGCGGCGAGGCCGTCGCCTTGAGCGGGGTCTCAGAGATGTTTCCTGTGGTGATCGACTGCATGGGCATGGCTATTCTCCTGTTTTTCCGAAGGCCGATTCGAGCGGCTCTTGCGCCAGTGTAGCGACTGGCGCCTGGCTTGCAACATCCGTCGCCCGGACCTTCCGGGGATCGGTGACTAGAAAGATCCTCCTGCGGGCGTGCACGTCGGCCCTGTACCTCTCCAGGCAATGCAGGGTGGAGCTGGACTCCAGCAGGTGGCTCGAGGCGGCGAGGACCAGGGGACAGCAGTCCATGGCCCTGCGCACCCCGTCGGCCAGGTCGACCGCGGTCCTGACGGTGACCTCGCGGCCGGCCTTCTGCAGGGCCAGCCGCAGGCGTCCGAGCCTCCTCCTGACCGGCTGGAGCCTGTCGCGGTGCACGAGCACGAGGTACGAGTTGACGTTGTGGGGCACGGTTTCCAGCAGCGCGGCGCCGGTGGTCCTCGCCGCCAGGGACTCCCTGGAGTCCAGGCAGGCCCTCACGTGCCGGAGGATGTCGGGCTTCCGGGCCGGCTCGTAGCCCGCCATCGTCTCCCTGAACGGAATCTCCTCGCGGACGACCAGGGCCTCCACCTCCTCGCCCCAGGGCTGCAGCTCGGAGACCTTGTCGAACAGGGCCAGCGCCGACCGCATGTGGCAGTGCGGGCAGAAGACGGACCGGCAAGGGTGCCCTCCGGTGCCGCCGGCACGGAAGCCCATCGGGGCGCAGGTCTCGAGCCGGACCATGTTCTTGTTGTCCTTGCAGTCCATCTTGCTCCAGGCCCGGTACACGAAGCTCCGCCAGAAGGCTCCCATGGCTGCGCGGGTGATCGTGGACCTGCGGAGGTGCCACGGAGCGTTGGCCAGCAGGGCGGTTCCGCCGGGTATCAGCCTGTCGATGTTGGCCTTCTTCCTGGTGGGCGGCACCAGGTAGCTCTGCACCGCCAGGTTGGGGCGGCCCTTCAGCGAGTCGAACAGGTCGCTCAGCACGTCGCCGAGCATCGGGGACAGGCCGACGGGCATGCGCACGAGCGACACCGTCGGAAAGAACGGCTCCGCTTCCTCTTCCACGTTCATGCTTCCTCTCTCTTTCTTAGGCCGGCAGCTGGACCACGATGATGTTGCCGACTCCTACGTTGTAGTTCAGGGTGATGGACGTCGCCGTGCCGTAGGCCGCCTGCCTCACCGACGACGCGTTGGCCTGCTTGGCCAGCAGGACGCCCGCCACGTAGACCTGGCACTTGGGATTCGTCGCGAAGTTCGAAGGCACGACCAGGGCGCCCGGGCTGGACGCGGACTCGTACACCAGCGTCCCCGTGTTCGCCAGGTACACCAGCTGGGTGTCGAACACCGACAGGGTGAGCGGGTTGGCCGAGGTCCATCCGATCGGCAAGGATACAACGCGGAACGATATCTCGACGATCGCGTTGACGAGTCCGTCGACGTAGCCCTTGGTGGCGGCGTCGGTGGACGCGGTCGGGGTTCCGACCTCGGAGATCTTGTTGCCGTGCGCCGTGGCGCCGGTGGACGTCGCGGAGAACCTGGTGGTGCCGTTGACGAACAGCGAGCAGTAGCTGCCTCGGGTCTGCCCCAGGCCGGTGGTGGACTCTCCGGAGAACGAGTAGGTCGGAGTGCCGCTGGTCGACGTGCCTCCGTACGTGGCGATCGAGTTGTTCAGGTACACCAGCGGGGTGTTGAATCCCCCGCCGGCTCCGGTGAGGGTCGGACCGGTCATGTTCAGCCGGAAGAGGGGATTGCCGCTGAGCGAGAATCCGATCTCCGAGCTGGAGTTGGTCATGTACATGGCCAGGGGGCCACGCGACAGCAGGGGATCCGTCGCCGTCGTGTCGATCTCCACGGACAGGCCGCCCGTGAGGGGCACCGTGCCGTCCGCCCTCAGCAGCCCTGAGGACAGCGTGGAGAACGGCACCCAGGAGGACGTCGTTCCGGACAGCTGCAGCACGCCGCCGTCCAGGCTGTTCTCCGGCAGCGGGAAGACCGAGTTGGCCGCGGAGACCGGCGCCTTGACCTGGGCCAGGCCGCCGCCGGACGTCAGCAGGTTGATCCTGCCGGGGCTGGAGACGGAGCCCACGGCCAGGGAACCTCCCTGGTACCGGAGGTTGGGTTCCTCGACGTACCCGGTGCCGGCGACGGCGATGGCCAGCGCGCCGGCCACCGTGGCGCCCGGGATCCGGCCGTCCACGTACGCCTTGGTGGCCGCGTCCTGGCTCAGCGTAGGGGTGGCCAGGTTGGAGATCTTGAGGCTCTCCATCGACATGCCGCCGCTGTTGAACTCGACGACCTTGGCGCCCTGGACAGCCACTCCCATGGCATTGGTGGACGCCCTGAAGACGCCCAGGCCGGTGGCCGATGGGAACGTGTAGGCTGGCTTGGTCGGGTCGTTCTCTCCGACCGTCGCGTCGATGAGGATCTTGGCGGAGGCCGAGGCGCCCCCGGCGGCCGGCTCGATGCTGGTGGCCGAGATCTTGGCCGTGGCCGCGCCGCCTAGGATCACCTGGACGTCCGTGCCGCCGGAGATGAGGCCGGCGGTGCCGATGTTCAGCGCCGGCTTGATCACGCTGCCTGCGGCGACGCTCAGGGTCGACGACGGCTGGAGGGCGAAGTCCTTGTTTGCCTCTGCTGTGTTGACCGTCGAGACGATCGCCTGGCTGCCGATGAAGCGCTGGCCGGAGGCCGAGATCAGCACGATGCCGTCCGAGGACGAGTCGTACCAGATCGATCCCACGGGGTTGGAGTTCGGGTCGATCAGGCTGGCGGAGGCCAGGGCCAGGCCGGTGTTCATCTGCAGGTACGGCGCGACGGAGTTGCCTCCCACGTTGGCCGGCTTGACCGCGCGCCAGACCTCGGCGCCGTCCACCTGCATGACCAGGCGCCGGGCCGCGGCGCCCAGGTTGCCCGGGGTCACGAAGCCGAAGCCGGTGTCGTACGACGACGAATAGATCGAGCCGTAGCCGCTGAGCACCAGGGACAGCGCCGAGGTCGTGGACGCCGGCAGCGCAAAGGGCTTGGTGTTGGCCAGGTAGTACTGGGCCTGGTCGCCGAGCACCGGCTCGGGCATGGGCTGCCAGGACGAGGTGGCCCCGCTGTTCACCAGCACGTAGCCGGGAATCATGGCCGAGGCCGCAGGCAAGGTGTAGGCCGTGCCGCCCGTGCCGATCCGCAGCCTGTTGACCTCGAAATGGGCGGAGCCGGTCATCGTGACCGACGCCGAGTCAGCCGTGACCGTCAGGCTGTTGACGACGTGGTTCTCGGCCAGGTCGCCCGAGGTGCTGGTCTGCGAGAACGTGACGCTGTCCACCACGGTGCCGCCGGTGGTGGTGGCGGCCACCCTCAGGTTCTGCAGGTTGGACGAGCCGTCCAGCAGCCTCAGGGTGAGGTCGGACTCCAGCCTGAGGACCTGGTTGGACGCGAGGTAGGCGTCCATCACGGCCTGGACGTTGATCAGGCTGGGCAGCGAGGCGTAGGCCAGGACCGGGCCGGCCGCCACGGACAGCACCTGTCCCACGGACCCGATCGCAGGCAACGGGTTCGTCACCTGGTTCAGGACGTAGTCGAAGTTGTCCGCGGCGGCCAGGGCCAGGCCGTTGTGGGCGTCGAGGAGGCCCTTGTCGGACAGCGTGACGAACTGCTTGGTCGGGGTCAGTGACATGGTCCGGCTATTTTACTTCTTTTTCATCTTGGCGCGGATCTCGTCCATCACCCGCTCCAGCTCCCGGATCTCCACGATCTCTCGGCCCGAACCGCGGACGATCCTGACCGAGTCCATCCTGGAGTCGACCTGGTCCGGATGGGTGGCTCGGTTCTTTTTTCCTTCCACGGCCTGCTCCTCGATCATAGGGGCTTCCTCCGGGTCTTCCTGACGTACACCTTTCCGTTCGGCTCCATCACGACCAGACCGGCCGACGAGACCGGCCTGCCGGCCAGGTCGACGAAGGTGGAGTGCAGGTACGGGTTGTACCTGATGCGGCACCTGGGCCTGCCGGTGCGCGAGCCGGGCTCCAGTACCCCCACCGCTCCGGCATGGACGTTCTTCTGCCGCGTGAGCAGGACGCGCTGCCTGCCCGCCTCCGAGACCTTGAACACGGCGTCAGACAGGACCACCCGGGCAGCATGGGCGACTACCCTCCCCGTCGCCGTGTCCTTCACCGACCAGCACCTCCGGTTGAGGTTCCAGTACACCATCGACGTCTTTCGTGTCGTCACATCGCCGCTCCTGTTCTGGCCTGGTCGCCTGGTAGGCGGGCAGGTCGTTGTATTCCGCAGGCCACAGCCCGCGGGCGATCATCTCCTGGCCGTGCATGATGGCGTCCAGGTTGAATGCGCAGTGCGCCGCATGGTCCTCGTCCGTCATCCCCATCATGAACTGGAGCAGATGCCGGTTTGCGGACGCCAGGAAGACCGAGAGGGGCATGCCCTTCTCCCAGTTCCGCTCCCCGTACTTGACCGCACCAAGGGCCATCACCCGGGCCTTCCTCATCGTGGCGAAGGGGCTCAGCAGGTCCGGACGCGGCTTGCCCTCCGCGCTGTCCCGCTGAGCCCCCGATGAGAACTTCCGGCCGTCGTTGGAGGCGTTGAAGCCGAAGTCCCTGGACGGCGCCTGCGGGCCCCTGAGGGCGGATGTCAGGCGGCCGGTGGCCATTCCAAGGTCTAGGTGACGGCCCGGCTGTTCCGAATTCTGTGCCATTGGGTCTTCCTGAGTGCCGGATCAGTAGAAGTTGTCCTGGGGGGCGACGTGAACCTGCTCCTGCTTCAGGCCCGGCACGGTGCGCAGAAACAGGACCCAGGCGTCTCCCCGGCGCTCCCTTGCGAGCTCCGGATTATCGAAAATGTAATCCGGATGCCGCAGATAGTCAACCAGGAAGCCGCCCCTTTCGTAGGCCAGCACCCATTTGACCGGGGTTCGTTCTGGTTTTCTTCTCATCGGGGAAGGGCCTCTGGCCCGCATGCCTCAGCACCAGCTTGCACTTCTCCTGGAGCTCGGCCAACCTGGCCGCGTCCACGGTCGCCAGGCCATCCTCCACCTCGGCGCCCGCCCCCATCCGGCACACATCATACAGGATGTCGAAGATGCCGGACATGGAGATCCTGGGCTCCAGGCACAGGTCCTCGTCCTCGTAGGGCTTGGACCCTACCCGGACGCCGAGGATGGACAGGCCGGTCACGGACGGGGAGTCCAGCCAGCCCGCCAGCTCGTCGAACAGGCAGTTCTCGAGGTTGTGCCTGGCGGGGTTGCGCCCCAGGGCCATGCGGCCCTGGCACTTCGGCGCGTACTCCTTGAGCACGTAGTGGTTGAACGCCGCGGCGCTGGTGATGGCCCCGTCGATCGTGAACCCGATTCCGTCCTTCAGCGCGATGCGCTCCGGTTCATCCGGCATTTGACTCCTCCCCTGTGTCGGCTCGGTGCTGCCTGGAGAGCTGCCTGGCGAACGCGGTCACAGGCTCCAGCTCGTGCACGTAGACCGGAACGGTGCGCCCGGTCGACTTCCACTCCTCGGTCGCGTGGCACCACTCCTCGATCCAGGCCTCGCCGACGTGGCATTCGTCTTCGTACTGAACCTGCATCCGCACGCTCTTGTGCTCCTCGCCCAGCGTGAACTTCGCGATCATGGCTCCTCCTTCACGTCGGTCAGGGTCTCGGCGTCCAGCACGGGCCGGCGGCCGGCCTGGGCGACCTTTTCCAGGTAATCCATGAGATCCTTCCTCGACTCCGCCGCCAGATGGCAGGGCCGGCAGGCCCACCCCATCGGCTTGCCGTCCTTCCTGTAGAACACCTCGTGGACGCTGTAGGTCTCCGCGCCCTCCTCGTCGACGGTCCTCATGATCCTGCAGTTCCAGTGTCCGCTCGAGCAGTCCAGCCCCTGCAGCCTGGGATTGGCAGGAGCCTGGTCGGATTCATCCTTCATCGTCTCACCTTGTTCCTTCTGTGCGTCACGTCGCACCACTCCCTGTTGGGTCCCCTGACGCTCAGCCGCACGACCTCCATGGTCAGCGCGTCCGTGGTCAGCTCGATCGAATGCAGGTCGCTCCGCTCCTTGGCCAGCCTGGCGACCGCCCGGGAGGTCACGACCCAGATGTACCTGCCGTGCTTCTCGCCGTAGTTCCACAGCCAGTCGCGGTCCCTGTGCGCCTGCGCCACGGAGCCGTACGGCCCCCTGAGCACCTGTTCGGCCTCCGGCAGCATGTCGAGGCTCCAGACGCCGTCGTCCAGCTCCGCAGCCTCCTCCGCGAACCTCCGGCAGAACTCGATGCCCGGCACTATCACGTTCCTCACTCCGTCCTCCTTCCTATGGCAGACTCCAGGAACGCATCCATGGTATCCAGCACCGCGCCGCCGTCGCCCGAGGACGACGCGCGGACGAGCCTGAAGTACCCCCTGGGGGACTTGGCCCCGATGTTGGTGTGCAGCACCATGTCCTGACCGATGGCCGCGTTGTAGAAGAACATCGCGGGGAAGCGGCCAGGTGCGCCGCACGCGGCGACGCACCTGGCGAATTCCTCCCACAGCGGCATCGAGTCGAGGGCCTTGGGGCGGCAGACCAGGTCGTTCAGGCTCCAGGACTGCACCCTGTTGGCCCTCAGGACGTAGGGATGGAGCAGGTCCTCGAGCGCCATCAGGGGCTCGTCGGACCTCTCCAGCGCCTCCGTCCAGGCCGACTTCTCCACGGGGTTGTCGTGGAAGATCCGGTTCACCAGCTTGCGGCAGACCTTGTTCTCGTAGGAGGCCTGCCTGTTGGCCTCCCGCTTCTCTCCCAGCCTGCGCACCCCGTCGAAGAAATTCGGTTCGTCTCGCTGCTTCAAGTCACTCCTCCTTCGGAGTCTCCTCCTGGACAGGCCCGCGGTACAGGCTCTGCTCGTACACGTCGGCGTCCTCCTTGGGCAGGCCGAGGCCCTCCCAGACCTTCATGCGGTTGATGCCGAGGGCGTCCGAGATGCGCTCCCGCAGCTCGACGTTGGCCCGGATGGCCTCCCCCAGCTGCGTGTCCGTCACGGCCACGAGCCCCAGCTCCTTGCAGCTGTACTTGTTGCCGTTCTCCGTGACGTTCAGGATGTCCGTCAGGCGGCTCTTGACCCCGTTGGGAGACGGATCCGCCAGCATCATGGCCGTGGCGGCGTCCCAGTCGAACCAGCACCTGGAGATCTGGCCCGTGCCGGGATCGTTCTCCCAGCGGTACGGGATCTCCAGGTTGCGCTGCGACGTGCCCATGGAGTTCTTGTTCACCTTGATCTTGAGGATCTTCTCGGTGAACCCCCGGTTCTTCTTGAACACCGGGGTGGACTTCACCGCGGAGAACCAGAAGTCCAGGACCGCGTGGTAGTCCTGGCCCGTGCCGCCCGGCTTGCGCTTGGCGCCCGGGATGGGGCTGCCGGGGTCGTCGGACAGGTGGTTGATGTAGATCAGCGAGTAGGGCCGCAGGAAGAGCTTCTTCGGGATGAACCTGAAGAACTCGTTGTGCGACTTGCACTTGACCATGCCTCCCGTGTTGCGGGGACTGGCCGCGCCCTCCTTGTCGATCCTCTCGCGGCTCTCCTCGGTGTCGACGCCGCCCAGCGAGTCGACGATGAACATGACCGGGATCTTGTTCAGGCTCTCGTTGACCTCGATGTCCTCGATGGCCTGGGTCAGCTGCTGCTGCCACTCCTCGGTGTGGAAGGAGAGGAAGTCGATCGTCTTCTGGGTGTTGGCGTATCCGACCACGGCCTGGTACAGGGGCGGGCTCTTCTTGTTCTCGGTGTCGATGTAGACGCAGATGCCCCCTGCGTCCATGAACAGCCTGGCCATGCTCATGGCGTAGGCGGACTTGCAGCTCTCCTTGGCTCCGGCCACGCCGAAGATCTTGCCCATCTGGTAGCACGTGACGTCGGACAGCCAGCGGTACGAGATGTGGTCGCAGGGCAGGCCCCAGACCCTTTCGTGCAGGTCGGACGCCAGGCAGACCTGGGAGCCCGACACCTTCGTGGCGCTCTCAATGAGGGCCTTGATGCCCGAGAGCACCGCCGAAGCGGTGCTCTCGGGTGACGGCTTTTCCTTCTTCTTAGCCATTGCGTGTCTCCTTGTTCAGTTTCTCAGGCGTTTCCGCTCGGGTGTTCCTTGCGCATCTTCTCCATCGTCTCCCGCATGCGGGCCGACAGGTCCATCTTGCCGGCCGTCGGAGCGTTCGGCACCGAGGTCACGCCAGGAACCTGCGGGGCCGGAGCCTGCGGAGTCCTCGGAGCCTGCGGGGCCGGAGCCTGCGGGGCCGGAGCCTGCGGGGCCGGAGCCTGCGGAGTCCTCGGAGCCTGCGGAGTCCTCGGAGCCTGCGGGGCCGGAGCCTGCGGGGCCGGAGCCTGCGGAGTCCTCGGAGCCTGCGGAGTCCTCGGAGCCTGCGGAGCAGGCGCCCGGGGAGCCGGGGCGCGCGGAGCCGGAGGGGCCTCCCCATCGAGCTGCTCCTGCCCGTCCTCGCCGCCCTCGTACGAATCAGGCACGCCGACGGACGATCCCGCCGAGATCACGCCGGCACCCTCGAGCGCCCACTCGTCCCCAGGGAACGCCTCGAGCAGCCACTGGATCTGCAGCTGCTCGTTGTTGTCCGCCAGGTAGTCCGCGATCGGACGGGCCTTCATCAGGACCTCCTCGGGCAGCTGGTAGCCGCCCATCGCGTCGGCCAGGTTGTCGACCCGGCAGCAGTAGGCGTCCATCTGCGCGGGGCCGGCCTTGTAGCTGGACCAGGTGACGAGCTTCTGCACCGACGCGAAGTCGGAGTGCAGGAAGCCGGCCTCCCAGGCAAGCTGGGCGTCGACGTCCTCGTAGATGTCGCCGAACTGCTCGCGGACGTAGTTCTCGTCGCAGGCCTGGGAGAGAGCCAGGCCGTCGGTGCGCTGGAACCACACGTCGTAGAAGCCCTCCTTGTCGCGGGCGTTCACCGGGCTCTGGATGCCGGTGACCTGGTTGACGAGCAGCACGCGCTGCTGGGGCCAGCAGGGCTGGTTGTTCTCGTCGACCGTGTAGCTCTTGCCGACGTTGGAGACCATGAACCCGTTGAGCAGCAGCGTCCGCTTGCCGCGGGCGATGGCCGCCTTGCTGTCAGGGCCGCCGGTGTCGTTCGGCGGGCAGAGCTCGAGGGCCCGGCGCACCTTGGCCGACCGGGGGTCGACCTGGATGCTCGGGACCGTGCGCTTCAGCGTCCGGTCGAACTTGTAGCCGCCGGCGGTGCGCCAGAGGTAGTCGTAGAGCTTGTACATGGGGCTGCGGTAGCCCTTGCCCCACTCGCGCTCGACCTGGATGACGGAGCCGTCCTCCCCCTCCTGGATGTTGATCGCGAGGATGTCGCGGCGATTCTTGCGGTCCGGGTTGTTGCCCACCTTGCGGTAGACGAGGACGTGGTCGAGGCCGTACTGGCCCAGGGTCGGCACGTAGCCGAACTTCTCGTCGCCCCGGACGCCGCCACTGGTCATCGCCTGGCTGGCGCCGTGCGACGGGTGCGGAGGCACGAGGATGAAGCTGCACGGGCCCTGGGTGCCCAGGTAGGAGAGCGGCGGAGCCTCGTCGTTGAGGATCTTCTGCCACTCGGAGCTGCCGTTGCCGTCGCCCCCGGAGGAGGCGTCGTCGCTGATGCGTCGGTTGATGTCACGGAAATTGCGGTTCTGGCTGGTCATGGGTCTTTCTCTGGATTTTTTTCTTGCGGGTTCACTTGACGTACTTCGCGAGGGAAGGATAGCGGGCCACGTCCTCGTCGGAAAGAGGCTCGCCCCATCTCACGCACACTTCGGGATCAATCGAAAGCAGCAGGTCCGATCCCGGGATCCTGCAGTTCTCGCACATCGCGGTCGAGACGACCTCCATGGTCTCCTCGACCTGCTCCACCGGACACTTGAACAGGATCTGATCGTGCACTGACATCAGGATCTTGAACCTCAGGTGCGGCCTCTCGAGCCGCCTCGCGAGGTACACGTTGACCAGCGCCAGCGACATGAGGTCGCCGACCGTCCCCTGGATGGGGGAGTTCATGGCCTGGCGCTCCTGATGGGAGAGCATCTCCCGGTCCGTCGTGGGCTCGAACCGCCTGCGGCGGCCGAACCCGTTCTCCACGTGCCCTACGAGCACCACCGCCGCCTTCAGGGTCTCGAGCCAGTTCGCCAGTTCGGGAAACGTCGTCTTGAACTTGTTGACCGCGTTCTGGGCCTCCTCCTGCGTGATCTCGATGCCCTCCAGCCGGACCGCCCCGGCGACCGCCGCAGCCCCCCGGCCGTAGGCGATGCCGAAGACGATCGTCTTGGCGATCGTGCGGAACTTGGTCCACCCCTGCTCCTTGAGCCAGTCCTTCAGGCCCTTGGAGTATTCGGCCGGAGGCCGCTCGAGCTTGAACATCTCGACGGCCACCTCGGAGTGGAAGTCGGCGTCCGGATCGGACAGCTTGACCTGCATGGCGCTGTCCTTGGCGAGCCAGGCCATCACGAACAGCTCGGCCTGCTTCCAGTCGCAGTCGAGCAGGCACCACCCCTCCTCCTCGGTGAAGCACGAGCGGATCGGGGGAGGAGGCGACGGATCGCCCTTGAACGCCTTGGACACCAGGCCCTCGGCGGTCTTGGGCATCTGCGCCATGTTGGGGTCGCTGTGGCCGTACCGGCCGGTCTCGATCGTCTGCCGGATCCTGCAGTGGATGCGGCCATCCGGCCAGACCTTGGACAGCAGGCCCTTTTCGACCGAATGCACCCCCGCCTCGTCCTCCTGGAACGAGCCGGTGAAGTTCTTCACGGTCTGCGCGACCGCGGAGTACAGCTGCATCGCCTCCAGGAACGGATCGTCGGGATGATCGAGCCGGAGGGAGGTCAGCGTCTCCTTGTCCGTCGACGGCGAGGCTGTCTTCAGGGCCTCGGGCTTGCGGACCACCTCCTCCCACTTGCGGCCGTCGGTCGCCAGCACCGGAGTGAACCTGCGCAGCAGGACGCCGGGCGGCACGGCGGCCTCCTTGCCGGGCTTCGACCAGCCGAACATCGCCAGGGCCTTCTGCGGCGGCGAGTCGGGGTTGAACTCCGGCCACTTGAGCAGGTCCCTGAGCCTGTTGGCCAGCTCGTCCCGCTTGGCGGTGTACTTCTGCGCCAGCAGCACGAGCCTCTCCCGGTCGATCAGCATGCCGGTGTTCTCCATCTCCAGGATGGGGAGCGTGGCCGGCATGACGATGTCCCGGAACAGGGAGGAGATCCTCTCGTTGCCAGGGGCCGCCATCTCCTCGCGCTGGATGAGGAAGATCCTGAAGGTGCCGTCGGCGTCGGCCGCCGCGTACGGCTCCAGGATCTCGTCAGGGATGCCTCCGTAGCCCAGCGTCTCGAGGTCGTACTTGTTGGACTTGATCCACTGCGACAGCGGCAGGTCGTACCTGCCCAGGTCGGTGTGCCTGGCGATGTAGTTCTCGAGGCCCTGGGGCCAGTTCTCGTCCAGCAGGTGCCCGGCGAGGCCGGTGTCCCAGCCTCCGAGGACCCCGAGCTCGACGTCGACCCCGTGGTGCTGCAGCCATGGCAGGTCGGCGCGGATGAAGTGCGCGACCAGACCCAGGTCCTTGATCAGCCTGCGGATCTCCGCCCAGGTCTCCTCGTGGCGCTCCTGCAGCTCGGTGGGTGTCTTCCCAGCCCCGTGCAGCACTACCACGAGGGCCTTGCCAGGGGCCCACGAGAACTGGACGCACCTCAGCCAGCCGTCCTGAGGGTTGGAGCCGCCCCACTCGCAGTCGACCGAGACGTACCCGACCGCCTCCCGCCGGATGCGGTCGACGTGCTCCCTGAGCTGCTCGACGCCGCGGCAGTAGATGTACTCGGTCTCGACTCGCTCCTGAGCCTTGGCGGGCCCGGCCAGCTCGTTGGCCAGCCTGGAGAGCTCGAGGCCGATCGGACCGCGGTTCTCGGGCGAGTACTGGATGGACGAGAAGTCCATGACCGCCGCGGTGCGGACCCCCAGCGGGCTCTCCTCGGCGGACAGGGTCCTGCCCCTCATGGAATCGGCCGTGGCCTTGGCGCCCAGCACGGCCTTGAGGACCTTGCTGCCCAGGAGCACGACCATCTCCGGCCCGACCACCTCGATCTCGCGCTTCAGCGCCGGCATGAAGGAATCGACCAGGTCCTTTGGGATGGCCGGCTTCTTGCCGTCGACGCTGTGCTTGACGAGCGTGGTGTAGTAGCAGTCGGACGGGAAGCCGGACTTGGCGGCCAGGGCCTCGAACTCCGGCACCCAGTCTCCGTGCATCAGGCGGCACGCCTGGGTCTCGGCCGTGTTGGGCCAGGATCCCACCAGCATGACCCGGGCCTCCCGCGGGCCCTCCTCCTTGGTGGTCACGTGGATGCCCGGCAGCAGCACCACCTGCTGCAGCCTCGACGCCTCCTCGGCCGGCACGGTCATGCAGGTCACCTGGCGCAGCATCTCGTCGAACGCCCAGGCCACCTGCTGCCCGGTCTCCTCGGCCCTGCGGACCGCGATGGCGCCGTAGCGCTCCAGGTCCGGGTTCACCGGCGGCTTCTCGACCACCGCCTTCTTCCTGCCCTTGGACGAAACGGCCGCCTCTCCGGCGGCCTCAGACTTGCCCTTGGATGTCATGCTTTGCTCCTGTTCCTGATTCCATGGTCAGATCTTGATGTCGGTGATGTCGGCCGGACCGTCGACCATCGTTATGGAGTCCCACTCCTCGTTGAAACCCTCGGTCTCGTGCAGGTAATCGACGAGCCTCTTGACCGTGATGAGCCTGTCGCTCGTCACGCGGTAGACGAACGAGCCCGCATTGCGGAACTCGACGACCACAAGCGCCTGGTACTTCACGCGCCACCCCCAAACAGCAGCCAGCCGATGGCTATGCCGACAATGCAGCCGATCGCGAATCCCGCGCCAGCGGCGATGAACCCGAATCGGAGTACCGCGACCCCCATCTCGTCGTACAGTTGATTACCCCAGTTCACGCGCCACCCCCTTCCTTCTTGGCGAAGCAGTTCCAGCCGTTCACCTCAGCCACGTGCTCCGGCTTGACGGGCTCCGTACGAGGCTGGGGGTTGTGCTCGTTCTCGATCTCGGCGATGATCTCGCAGGCGGTCCGAAGGTGTGCGGTGCGCTCGGCCAGCTCGGCCTGCAGGCGCTTCATCTCGTCCGCGTACCTTCGCAGGGCCATGGCCAGAGGGTAGACGCTCTCCGCGGCGACAGCCCACGCCTGCATCTGGGCAATCATCTCTTTGTCCTTGCTCATTGCTCCTTGCCTCCTTCTTCCTCAGGTTCCACGGTCACGGCAAGTCCCTCGGCCTGCAGCCGCTCCGAGATCAGCTCGGCGAACTCCAGGTGCGTGACCTTGACGGTCCTCTTGCCGAACAGGTGGGTCTCGATGGCCAGGTCCGTCGCCGCGTTGACGTCCAGCCCCAGGACCTCCATCAGGGCGGCCTCGACCTCGTCGAAGGTGTGCTCCTGGTCGTTGTGCAGGACGACGCGATACTTGCGCAGCTCCGAGGACCTGGCCTGGGGGCTGCCCTTCTTTCCCTTCCGGGGTGTCTTCATGTCTCAGCCTTTCTTGAGGTCTTTCAGCAGGCCCAGCAGCTCGTCGAGCCTGTCCAGCACCATCTCGTGCTTCTCGTCGATCTGGTCTATGCGCAGGTTGAGCCGCTCCATCTCGCAGGTCAGGCTGATTCCTCCGCGTTCGGCGCCGTCTTCAGGACTCTGTACGACCAGGTCGCGGGCCACGATCGTGCAGACCTGGTCTTTGACATTCATGCCGACGTCGACCGAGTCTTTTGTATAAGTCGCCGTCGCCCAGTTGACGCCTGCGTCGGTGCAGACAAGCGTCTGCCCCGGCTGCCCACATTGCGGCAGCGTGAACGGTACAGTGACATCGAGGCCGACGTTCGACAGCGTGACGCCGTACGAATCCTGCAATCCAGACTTGCCGGAGATCCAGGGGTCATCGCACTCGGGTTGTGGACTGGCATCCTCAGAGTCGACCATCGCGCACCTCCCTTGATCATTGCGGCGCGCCGGAACGTCCCAGCGCATCCTCGATCATACCAAGCAAGGTGTCGGAGTCAAGGCTCGCGGCGTCCTTTCCTTCCGGCAGCAGCACCGTGGTGCAGCCCCCTGCGACCTGCTTTCGGAGTCGCTCGATGCAGCCGTAGATCCGGCCGTTGGCCGCGGCCTCGGACTCGATCAGGAAGACGATCCGGCCGTCCTTGAACCGGGCGGCCAGCAGCTCCTCCTGCATGGGCCTGGGGTACATGCCGAAGGTCGAGACGCCGGCCGCCCCGCAGGCGATCGCCGACAGGGTGCCCTCGGAGACCAGGCAGAAGGATCCGCCCGAGAACGCCGCGGCCTCGTCCAGCCGGTACACGGTCGTGCCGGTGGCGTACCCCGGCGCGTTCAGGTACTTCCTGATGACCTGCTTGCCGGTGACGGGGTCCTTAGGGATCTCGCCCACGTACCTGGCCAGCCATCCGTGCCACGCGCCCTGCTGGATGTTGGGGATGATGATTCGGTTCTCGGGAGTGACCAGGTGCCAGTTGCCGGCGCCGTCCTGGATGCTCCTCTTCCACGGGCTGCGGCTGCAGTAGACGAACCCGTACTCGTCGGACAGCAGGTCCAGGTCGAACCCTCGGCCGGCCAGGTACTGCGCCGCCGGATGGTCCGACGGCAGTCCGTTGACCGGGGTCAGGTCCTGCGGGTCGCCCGGCAGGTCCATCCGGTGGTGCGCGCCGGAACGGGCCTCCTGCAGGGCGTGCTCCTGCAGCCGGGGACCGCCCCTCAGGATGTCGAACAGGTCGACCTTGCAGTCCTCGTTCCAGCACTTCGTGCAGGAGAAGACCCGCCGGTTGGCCTTGGTGCAGAACACGCCCCACATGTGGCCGACGTAGAACCGGCCGCGCGTGTCCCCGCACTCCGGGCAGTTGACCGAGTAGGTCTCGCCCCAGTCCCTCCACTCGATGAAGCCGCGGGGCCTGTCCGCGGCGTACGAGTCCAGGTCGATCCGGATCTCGTACGCCGCGGGGGACCCGGGATTGGTGACGTGCACGTGGCCGAAGCAGTTGCCGAGGGCCTCGCGCAGGTCGGGGTTCAGGTAGGTCATCCCAGGTTGCTCCTCACCACGTCGTCGTACCACGGCGCCTCGGCCTTCGGGGCCCTGGACCGGGATCCCTCGACCTTCATGGTCTCCGTGTTGATGTCCCTCTCGTCGACGGTGCGCCACACCGAGTGGGCGCCGTCCATCTGGATCAGCATGTCCCTGAAGGGCTCGCCGTTGCGGATCTTCGGGGCGTTGATCCAGGCCAGGTGGCTCTCCTTGTCGCGGTTGCCGACGCAGATCACGGTGTCCATGTAGTGGTGCAGGGTCCTGCACATGAACGCGTCCGTGGGCTGCGGCTTGTTGCGGGGACCCTTGGCCGAGGCCTCGGTGCCCAGCTGGTGGAACAGGAACATGTTGACCTTCAGGGCGTCCCCGGTCTTGCGGAGGTCGTCGGCGATGCGGTTCATCGTCTTCGTGGTCTCCGCCTCCGGGATGTTCCTGGCGGCCATGAAGTTGTTGGTCATGGGGCCCAGCCAGTCGATGCCGATGTACTCGGGGTTGAACCCGTCGTCCTGCGACCGCTTGACGATGTCCGCGATCTCGGCGGCCCCTCCGCAGCCGCCTCCGTGGGTCCTGGCGGCCTCGAGCTGGTCGACGATCCGGATGCGGCCCCTGAGCTTGCCCTTGATCTCGTCGTACTTCGCGCGCATGGCGCCGTCGGCTCCGAACTCGCCCGGGCCTATGCCCTGGAACGCGCCGACGGCGTAGCCCATGGCGCAGGCGTAGATGCGGTTCGTGATGCCCGGGGTGGCCCCCTGCTCGTACGTGATGATCAGGCTCTTCCGGCCGATCAGGGCCGTCGTGGTCGCGATCTGCACGTTGGTCAGGGTCTTGCCGCCGCCGGACGGGGCGAGGAACAGCGCGGTCTCGCCTGGGATCGCCCCGCCGCTGGTCACCCTGTCGATGTAGTCCACGCCCCACGGGGTGCGCTTCAGCGCGGACAGCAGCGGCTCGTCCCCGGCGAACGGGTCGATGAAGGCCGCCTTGCTGATCGACGCCTTGGCGATCTCCCGGTTCAGGTCCGAGATCTGCCCGATCAGGTCCGGGCTGTCCGACAGCGCCGTGGCCATGGGCCGGATCTTCCTGTCCAGTATGAACCTGGCCAGGCAGTCCAGCACGTGGCCCTGGAGGTCGTCCAGCGGGCCCTGGTGGTCGAAGTAGACCCACCTGACCAGGTCGCAGAAGGCCATGGCGTCGTCCTCCCTCACCGAGCCCGACATCACGAAGTCGTTCTCGAAGGTCGAGACCAGCACCTGGTACGGCATCTCCTTCGCGCAGGACAGGTGCCACTTCTTGCCCATGACGAACGACAGCCTCAGGGCCACCTCGGGGCGCAGGAAGTCCTTCTCGTCCAGCTTCTGCATGGCCGTGGCCATGACCTCCGGCATCCTCAGGAAACCGAGGGCCAGCCATCTGACGTCAAGATTCGCGGTGTTCACGCCTTGCTCCTTCGAATACCTCCGGGGGAACCACTTCCGAGAAACAGGCCTGGTAGACCGGGTTCCAGTACGCCTGCCTGCGCGCCTGCACGAGCACCTCCGGCGGCAGCTCCCCGGTCCTGCCGGAGAGCGACGCCATCGAGTACACGAACACCGGATCGAAGCAGTGCACAGGATCCAGCAGCGCGCGCAGCTGGTCCTCGCCGGCCGAGACGAGGAGGTCCAGCTTGGAGGACATGAGGGCCAGGGCCTGCGCCACCTGCAGCCGGCGCACGTCCGGGGCGCCCTCGGCCCCGTACTTGTCGAGCATCTTCTCGTCGGCGAACTTGGCCGGGGTCGGGTACCCCGGGAACTCGACGTGGAACCTCCACTCGACGTAGCACCGCGGGTCGAACCCCCTGACCCTGCAGTGCGCCGCCACCTTCCTCCAGTGGGGGTCCGTCTTGACGGATCCCAGCGAGGCGTGCAGGTCGACCGGGTCCCGGGTGACCCGGACCTTGCACTTCCCGAAGACCTCCTTCAGCAGCCTCAGGCCTGCCTCAGGTCTATCTCGACGGTCGTCCATTTCTTCTCCTCGTAGCGCTTGAACCTGCTGCGGGACCTGGAGGCCGTCCAGGCGTCGAACCGGTCGGCGAAGTCTACCTGGATGCCCTTGGACTTGCCGTCGGCGATGCGGCACACGCGGCCCGGCATCTGGGTGTCCTTGATCGGGCTGTTGCCTCCGTCGGCCCGGACGAGGACCTGGAGCTGCGGGAAGTCCACGCCGGTCGACCAGATGCCAGTGGCGATGGCCCGGCGCACCTTGCCGGAGCTGAAGTCCTGCCGGATGCGCTCGACCTCCTTGCGGCTGACGGGCTTGCCGTCCGGCAGCAGGCCCTGGTCCTGGAAGTACTTGGCGTTCTCGGCGTCGACCTCGCCGTACACGGCCTTGAAGTCGGGCAGGAGCTGGGCCAGCCTCAGCGCGTGCTCGACCTTGTCCACCAGGATCAGGATCTGCGGATCGGGATCCGAGAGCCTGGCCGGCACCTCCTCCTGGACCACCCTGGCGATCGCCGTGTTGCGGGCGACGTTGTTCCAGTAGGCCAGCCGCATCCTGCGCACGTCGGACTTGATGCCGCGCATGGCGTCGGCAGGGGTGCAGCCCCAGTCCACCCGCCAGACCTCGATCGGGACCACCAGGCCCAGGTCGACGCCCTCCTGGTAGTCCACCTTGCAGACCTTGGTGCCGAAGTAGGCCTCCATGGCGAGCTTGGTGTTGTCCAGGCGCTGGTCCGGCGATGCGGAGTAGCTGATCAGCTTGCAGCCGCCGAACAGCGGGTAGTAGTCCAGGAAGCTGGGAGTCAGCAGCTCGTGCACCTCGTCCAGCTGCACGAAGTCGAACTTGTCCAGCTCCAGGCCGCCCAGGGATCCGGACGTGCAGACCATCGGATTGCCCTGGACGTGCTTGTCCGAGTTCCACACGCCGGCCTGGGGGTGGTTGGCCTTGAGCCGCTGGTGCAGCATGTTGGCCACGGACTTGGACTTGGTCACGATCAGGTGGCGCGCCTTGGGGTAGAGCGACACCAGCCTGTCGATGACCACGCCCTTGCCGAAGCCGGTGAGGGCCTCGACGATGCCGTTGTCGGCCTGGACGATCGCGTCGATGACCTCCTGCTGGCCGGGCCGGAGCCCGGCCAGGTTCCTGGTCGACGGGACCTGCAGGGCCGAGCACGGCTTGCGCAGGTCGTGCAGGGCGGGGGCGAACCCGGCCTGCGTCAGCAGGGACATGCACCTTTCCTGCAGGCCGCATGGGAAGTACAGCAGCCCGTTGTCCTCGGCGAACAGCTTCACCTCGTGCTGCACGAACCGCGGCGCCCTGCCCGGCTTGCGCTCCTGGGTGGAGTGCATGTACCGGAACTTCTCCCTCAGGATGGCGCAGTGCGGGCCGTCCGGCGTCCGCAGGAACCGCGCGATCCTCTCGATCCTCACCGCATTGCCTTGGCTTGAACTCGACATTTCCACTCCTTGTTCGTCATTTCAGCGTGAAGAGCACGTCGTCCACCGCGGAGAGGTCCAGCAGCGTCGTCCTGAGCTGCTGGACCTCCTTGAACGGCTCGAACGGCTCGTCCTCGTACGTGATCAGGCTCCACAGCCTGCGGCGCTCCAGGTGCTGCCTGAGCTGGGACGACGTGTTGTCTCCGACGAAGCGGTTTACGGCTGTCGCGACCCGCTCCAGCTCGAACTTGTCCAGGTCCTGCGGAAACATCGCAAAGGGAAGGCTGATGGCCCGGATGAGCTCCCTCTCGTCCCTGGTGAGCTTCACGACGATCCGTCTCCTGGAACGGAACACCCTGCGGCGCAGCGAGGTCATGTCGCCGGCCTCCTGATCGGCTTGCATATCTCCGCCTTCACGGTGGCCTTGCCGTCGTGCCACTGGACCGCGATGCGGGTGTGGTCGGCCTCGTAGCGGACCGAAAGGGACTCGATCGGCACCGGCTCGCCGTTCGAGAGCCGGGTCTGCAGCAGGGCGGCATGTATCTGCAGCTCCAGCAGGATGTAGGACAGCGTCGGCAGACTGTCGCACGTGCTCATGATCCCTCCAGCTCGATGTGGCGGCAGCCGTGGGCGGCCAGCGCCGGACTGTGCGTGATGACGATGAACTGGCGGCCGGACGCCTGGCCCAGCCTGGCCAGGTAGCTGAACGCCTCCGCCAGGTCCCTCGAGTTCGACTCCTGCATGGCTCCAGACGGCTCGTCCAGGGCGAGGACGCCCAGGGTGCTGGCGAAGACGTCGTTGACCGCCAGGAGGTAGCAGACGCTGGCCTGCTGCTTCTGGCCGCCGGAGAGGCGCTTCGCCGAGTGGACCAGGCCGTCGTTCTTCCTCGCCATGAACTCCAGGCTCTCGTCGATGTAGGCGGTGAAGTCCGCCCGCACCGTCTGCAGGTAGAAGTCCAGCCGCTCGTTCAGCGCCTGGATGTACTGCATGGAGAGGATCCTCGGCAAGGCGTCCTTGGCCAGGGCGGTGCCCGCCAGGGACAGGACCTGCCTGAACCTGATGGTCGGCTCGACCGCGGCCTTGCGCTGCTCCTGTACGAGCACCTTGGCCTCGGCCCGCTCCACGGAGGTCTTCAGCTGCTGCAGGACGCCCTTGAGCCGGATGGCGTCGGCCGCCACCGCATCGGAGTCCTGGCGCGCCTTGAGCAGCCTGGCGTGCTCGTGAGGATCGAACCTGACGTCCGGGATATCGTCCAGCTTGTCCTGGAGGTCGGCCTGCACCGTCTCGGAGTCGGTCAGGTGGTCCCTCAGGGACGAGATGCCGGACTCCGCCGCCGAGATGCTCCGCAGCAGCATGTCGTGCAGCCGGGCCCGCTCGGCCAGCTGGGTCTTGATCTGAGGGGTCATGGGGGCGGGCACGCCCACCTCGTCCAGCTCGGCCTGGATCCTGTTGGCCTCCTCCAGGGCCTTGGCCGCCTTGGCGGAGTAGGAGGCCGAAGCCGAGTCGTGGAGCCGCCAGGCCTCCGCCAGGCCGCGGATCTCCGTCAGCCTGGAGGCCTCCTCGGCCTTGAGCGCCCGGGATGCCGCCAGCTGGTCGGACATCTCCTGCAGCTGGTCGCCAGGCAGCGCCGTGCTCTGACCGCACTCCGAGCACTGGCCCTTGGCCGCCAGGGCCACCTTGCGGGCCAGGTCGGCCTCCAGCAGGCGGATGTCCGACAGGCTGTCCAAGCACTGCTGCTCGTCGTCCTTGCTCGGCCTCTCCTTGGCGGGGGCGACCGGCTCGGCTGCCAGCAGGCCGTCCAGCTCGGCCTGCGACGAGGCGGCCTTGGCCAGCAGGCGGCTCCTGCGCTCGTTGGCCTGCAGGAGCAGGTCTGCCGAGTACAGGTTGCGCTTGGCCTCCTCGGCCTCCTCGCGGGTCGCCTCCTCCTTGGCACGGTACGAGACCAGGCTGGAGACCTCGTTCTCAAACCGGGTCTTCAGCTGGGCCTGCCGGGCGGTCTCCTCGCGGATGCGGGAGGCCAGGTCCTTGCGCCGCTGCTCCTGGAGCTGGTCCCGCTGCATCTGGTCGAGCCGAGCCCTGATGACGTCGATGTCCAGGGTCTTGAGGGCCTGGAGCGCCTGGTCCAGCTCGCCGCGGCGGCCAGCCTGTTCGCCTAGCAGGGTGTTGCGCTCATGGATGGCCTCGGCCAGCGGACCCTCGACGTCGGGCACCGTGACGGTCGCCATCAGGTCGCGGACGCCGCACCGGACCTGCTCCATCTCGGAAGCCCTGGTCAGGACGTGCAGGGTCTCCTTGAACTTGGCAGGGGTGGCCGAGACGGGAGCCGTGATCGAGTCCTGGTCGACGACCAGGTGCCCGTCGATGACGGAGGCCGGCAGAGGGATCATCGACTGGGCGCGGTCGAGCGCCTCCTTGGAGCCCTCGACGTCCTCGACCTGGCCCGAGTCGTGCTCGATGCGCAGGCGGGGAATGCCGAGTCCGGCGAACCGGCGGTCGCCGGCCAGGCACTTGGCGATGTGCAGCACCTTGCTGCCGATGCGCCAGCTGGCCACGAAGTACGACAGGTCGCCGGACTCGATGCCCCAGGAGACCCAGCTGGACACGCCGCCGGGAAAGGAGTTGGTGAGGGAGGCCCGGATCATGGTCAGCAGCGTGGATTTGCCGCTGCCGATCGGACCGGTGATGACTGTGAGCGAGTCGTCGAACTCGAACTCGAAGTCGCCGCGGAGCAGGCCGACGTTGCGGCCCTTGAGTGAGATCAGCTTCATGGTTTTTCTCTGGCGCGAGGAGACAGCAGGGCGGCCCTTTCGGACCGCCCTGCCGCCGTACCCACGCGAAGGGTTTCAGATGGAATGGGGCCGCTGGCGGCCCTTGGAACGGACGGCCACGCCGCACCGGCGCAGCGTCGAGATCACGCAGGTGACGGAGACTCCGTACTTGGCCGCGATGACCTTGGAGCTGGCGCCGGCAGCGTAGAGCTCGCACACCTCGGCCTGGACGGAACCGAGCTTGTGCGGCGCGCCGCGGCGGCCTGGACTGGGGGATTCCTGGAGCTGGACGTCGGAGTTGGTCTGGTTGAGGTCTTCCATGTCCGGATTGTAGCTCCGGAAAAGCAGCCGTCAACTCATTCCGAAAATTCTTTCAGACCAATCCGACCTTTCGCTTCAGGTCGTCGATCGCGTGATCCAGGCCGGAGTTCACGGCCTGCTCCACGAACTCGGCGGCATCCTTGGCCGCCGGGTCCTGCATATCTAAGACCTGGGCCAGCGCCTCGGTCAGGGTGGCCCGTCCGGACGGAGAGCCACCCTGCACGGGCGACTCTCCGTCCGAAGCGGACAGGACCTTGCGGAAGACATGGGCCTGCTCCTCGAAGTCCTTCAGCGCCGACCGCAGGGCCGGCGTCAGCTCGAGCGGGACGGTCAGGTGCATGCGCGGCAGGACCGGACCCATGAACCTGCGCATGGCGTCGCAGTCCTCGGGATCGCGGTTCGCCTGCAGCCAGGCCGCAGCCTGCTCCACGTGCTGCTCGTCCAGCAGCATGCCCTGGTAGAAGGGCCTGCAGCGCAGCGGCCTGCGCTCGACCGACAGGTCGTCGTTGACCACGATGAAGGACTTCTCCTGCGGTTCGCCGAGCCGGTGCATCCACATGGAGCCGCTGTAGAGGAACCGGGTCCCCTTGGGGCCGGTCCAGTCCCACTCCATGTGGACGTCGCCCATCAGCACGAGCCGGTGGTTGCCGTCGAACCAGGACAGGTCCAGGTCGCACAGCGGGCCGTCGATGCCGGGCAGGTTGAGCAGCGGCACGGACTGCTGGGCCAGGCCGTGCAGGACCAGGATGTCCGTCTCCGGCAGGGCTCCGCCCTCCAGCAGGCCCTCCCACTGCTTGCGGGTCCGCCAGTTGTAGCCGGCGATGCTGAAGCCCTGGCCGAAGCCTGCGAAGACCTCGTGGTCGTTCCAGGCCTCCATGTTCTCGGCGCAGCTGGCGGCCCCTCCCTCGAGGGACAGCCGGCGGAAGCCCCGCTCGTGGTTGCCGTCGACGTACAGGTTGACGTTGCCGGCGTCCACGTTGCGGCGGAGGATGCGGCGGAGCTCGATGACGTGGGAGTCGCCGATGACCGGAGTGTCGACCTGGTCGCCGCCGAGCACCAGCGGCAGGCCGTTCCCTGTGCAGTGGTCCACGACCTGGGTCAGGGCGTAGAGGTCGTCTCCGTACAGCTCCCGGACGGCCTTGTAGGCGGATTCGCGGGCCTGGAGGTCCGCACAGAAGACAAGCATTGGCTTGGGCATTTTCTTCCTCTTTCGATGGGTTGGGGTGCGAGGCCGGACCCCTCGACTCCTGCGTACGTTATATGGCCTCTATATACCTAGGGGTTCTACCTATGGGTATACCTATTAGGTTATACAATCATCTAACGTACGCAACAGTCGGGGGTCCGGCTCCAGGGGTCGTGTCAGGGTTCCTTGGGCTCGTCCAGCAGGCCGACCTTGCGGTTGACGGCCATGGCGCAGGCGTAGATGGCCGCGGTCATGACGAGCCAGGTCCAGAGCCCCCGGTGGAAGGCCAGGCACTGGGCGGCCGCCAGGGCCATGGAGACCTGCACCGTGAGGCAGGACTCGCAGGACACCATCCTCTGCAGGAAGGTCTCCTGGCGGTCGGCCCAGGCCATCACGGTGTCGACGAAGATGCTCAGGTTGTGCAGGCTCCAGACGATGGCGTAGGCCGCCAGGCCCAGCACCAGTCCGGACAGCAGGATCTCTTGCAGCCAGGGGATCATTTCTTGCCTCCGAGGACTCCGCGGCCCAGGATGTAGATGCCTGCCGCGGCGATGGCGGTGCAGGGGTAGTTGTAGAGGGCGATCAGGAACAGGATCAGGATGATGAAGGGCATGGGCCCCTCCTTCGGACGGGGTTTCTCTTGCCTGCCCTCGATGGGCGGGTCGGGATTGTTCCGCGCCGGCCCGGGCCGGCGGCTTGGGGCCGGCGGCTCAGGCGATGTTCGCGGAATATGCCGGCATTCCCGGCACGGTCCTGATCAGCCACACGCCTCGATCGTTGTTGTCCACGTTGGACGGGGTCATTATCGTCGCAGGCAGGTCCGTCTGGCCGGCGTCGGTCCTGGAGAGGGACACGACGTTCGGAGCAACGGTGATGCGCCAGATGTACCTCGGCACCATGGATCCCACGACCATGCCTCCGCTGACGACCATGCGGGCGGCCTGGTTCAGCTGGAGCCGGTCTACGGGCTGCGAGACGCTGCCGGCCTGGTTGGAGCAGGGCCGGACCTTCTTGTCGTTCGAGATCCTCGACCACTCGTCGATGGCCCGCTGCATGAAGTGGTCGTCGGCCACCGGCTGGTTGAAGTACTGGATGAACTTCGCCCCCGCCAGGAACGAGTGGTAGCAGATCTCGTTGAAGTACTTGGCTCCGCCGGAGTCCGTGCCGTACCGGCTGAAGCTGTTCTGCGCCACAGGGGAGCAGATCCACGGCGCCAGGTCCTGCCAGGCCTGCGGATAGGACCGCAGCATGCCTCGAAGCCTCACGCAGTCGGTGACGAACGCCATGTAGAGGGCGCTGGGCATGGCCGTCGCTCCGGCGGTCCAGGCGTACCTCTGGGCGTCCGTGGTCGGCGACGGGACGTAGCCGTAGCCTGAGTAGAAGCCTCCCGACAGCTCGCCGTAGAGCACCGGCGCCGCGCCGATGTCCGGCATGGCGTTCACCTTGGGCCCGGAGTAGTGGCCGTTGCTCTCGAAGACGTACCTGCCCTCCTCGACGCTCAGCGGAAACTTGGCGTAGTTGTAGTACCCAGGCATCTGCCCGGTGGCGTCCAAGTAGGCCGGTAGCCCGGCCCACTTGCCAAGGTTGTGCTGGATGCAGGTCATCGCCTCCAGGACGGAGGTCCACGCATGCCATATGGCCCTGGACTCGTCCGTGCCGATGCCCCACGGGGACCTGAAGTCCTGCCTCGAGGAGATGTTGGTGTAGATCCCCATCAGCGACCTGGCCGCGGCGACCTTGTCGGCAGGCGTCGGGATGGTCGCGCCGAACTGAGCCCGGATGGCCTGGTAGTAGTCGAAGAACAGCTCCGCGAAGGACTTGCCCTGGTACACAGGGGTCGTGCCGAACCTGACGTCGTCGACGATCGCGACCGTCCTGCGGGGATCGGGAACGGTCTTCCAGCTCGTGTTCGGGTTGGTCGTCCAGCCGGCAGGCAGGCCGTTGACGTCGAACGTGCCGTCGTAGGCGTTGTACGGCGAACCCAGGCCCAGGCCGTTCCAGCCCTCCCAGTCGTCGCAGACCAAGTTGATCTCGGCTCCCCGCTGGCGCAGGGCGGACAGGGTGGCCGTGATCGATGCTCCGCAGTGGGCGGTGCTGGTGTAGGCCCACGGCGTCATGAACCTCAGCGGGCTGGGATCGCCGTAACCGACGATGTTGCCGGTATAGGTCGTGCCGTCGGAGGTCGCGGCGTAGTAGTTGTTGAGGTTCAGTTCCTCGTTCGGAGGGGACTCGTACATCCAGTAGGTCGGCAGGATCGCCCGCCTGTTTGGCGGCCGGGACATGATCTCGTTCACCAGGTTGTCGAGCGCGGTGCCCGAAAGGGCGGCTCCCGGCCCCGGAGGACGGATCCCTGGAACGTTGACCAAGGGCACCACGTCCTTGATCGCTGTTCCGTTGGATGTAGTGCCAAGAACGTTGTTGTTGGTCCAGCATGCAGACCAGACCCTCTGGTTCTCGCCGAGGCCGGGACTGGAGGAGTTGATGTCGGCGGGCAGTACCTGGATGCTGACGTAGTCGTCGGGGTAGGTGTTGCCTGCCCAGCTGGGGGATTCGATCGAGCCTCCCTGCAGGGCCCGGATGCGCTGCACCAGATCCAGCATCAGCAGCTCGAGTCCGTCCTTGATTGCCTGGGCCGTGGCGGGCAGGGCCCAGTAGGCGTCGTCCGAGGTCGAGACGGTCTGGCCGGGCATGAACCTGGCCGCGTAGGCGGCGCGGATGGCCAGCTGGGAGGTCCTGGTGGGATCTCCGACCGGGGCCAGCGCCGAGAACAACAGGGTGCTGTGCTCGCTCCACGGGTGATGCACGACGACCGCGTCGGCGCCCTTGAGCAGGGCTGGGACGACGCAGTTGCCGATGATCTGGGCCGGGTGGGTGAATGTGTAGTCCCCGACTCCGGAGTTGGACGAGACGTTCAGCAGCTCGAACGACCTCATGCAGAGCCGGACGACCGCGACGGATTCCTTGGACGGGTTGTCGGCCTTGAACGCCTGGATGGCGCCCATGACGTCCTCGGACATCATCCGGTCGGCCTGGTCGTCGTCGACTATGAATGAGGCCATCCGCACGCTCTGCCTCAGCACGGCGGCCGCGAGGTCGGAGTCCGCCAGGACGTCGGCGGCCTGGTACCCGATCCACCTGGAGGCGGCGTCGCGGGTCGCGGAATCCGCGCGGTCGATGCGGACGTAGTCGCCCTCGCAGTTGGGGTTGAGCGGAGAGCCGAGGTCGCAGAGCAGGGGCTCCATCCTGGGGACGTCCAGGAAGCCCCACTTCTTGGCCGGGTAGGCCGCGCGCACCGCCTGCAGGCAGGACTTCATCGAGGCGATCGTCGAGGCCCTGGTGGCGTACGGAGGGACCTGCGGTTCGTAGAGCGGTCCGCCTTGCAGCAGGGAAACGTACGGGGTGGCAAAGTCCAGCAGGACCATCTCCGAGGAGGCCACGGTCGGCAGCACCCCGAGGGACAGCCCTCCGGTGCCCGCTATGCGGGCAAGCAGTTCGGCCGAATCGATCGTGCCGAGCGTAGAGTCGTGCGTCTGGTTGGCCTTGGCTTGCGGGATCATGCAGCAGCGCTTCGCCCCGAGGACGGTGAACTGCGGGAGGCCGGTCTCGTAGGGCAGCTCTGAGACGTAGACGTCGACCTCCCGCATGACCGGGAGCTTCGCGGATGGAGGAGCCGCCAGCGACACGAAGTCCGCCAGGAACTGCACGAAGGCCGAGAACGACGGCCGGCGCACCTGGGTGTCCCAGTAGGTGTTGCCTTCCGGCGTCCAGTAGCCTTCCGAGTAGGTGGCCGGGTTGGCCAGGAAGCTCGTCTTGTTGAACGCTGGACGATACGAGTCGAAAACGGCGTAGGTCACGCGGGCGTACTGCGTTATGTCGGAGCCGTTGTAGGCGTAGTGGACGCTGCCTCCGCCGAAGATCTCGTGGCCTACCGCGATCAGCGCCGGCGTCTTGACGTAGACGCCCTTGTGCTGCTCGCGGCCCTGCTTCAGGTTGAAGTAGTTCCTGTAGTTGTCGGCCAGGTTGTAGAGGGCGTCGAGCCTGTAGTGCGGCGTGTAGTAGGTGACCCTGCCGGCCAGGATCTCGTCCAGGAGGTTTCTCCTGGCCGCGCCGCTGGCCACGACGTGAGTGCCTCCGAGCGGCTCCTTGGACGCCTGGACCGGGTAGTTGGAGTCCTGCACGTGGAACAGCTTGCCGGCCTGCTCGTTCGACAGGAAATCCTTGAACCCCGGATCGCCGAGATCGGGATCGGAGAAGCGCAGCCAGTAGTAGCCAGCCGAAAACTTTCTCCACTCGGACTGCGTGGCCTGCGGAGATGGAATGGATCCAAGTCCGGAGTTTGGCGCGGTCATAGTCAGGCGAGGACGGGACTCGATGAAGACCTCGATGCCCGCCTGCTCCAGCTGGGTGGCGATGTACCAGTCCGACAGCTCGTGGATGTCCGAGCGGCTGTCCGCCAGTTGCCTGAACAGGGACAGGGTGGACGGGGTGGCCGCCTCGCTGCCGACGTCGAGCGTGACGTACAGCCTGCCCGAGCCGGGGGTGCGGCCCCGCATGGCCTTGAAGTCCTCGACCAGGTCGTCCAGGAGCGCCTTGTAGGCTGTGTCGCGTTCCGCGGCGGTGGCCCCCAGGGAGTCCCAGATGGCGATCGTCTTGCCCCGCCAGACGGGATCGCCGGCAAACCCCTCGTGGTAGATCATCACGTTGGACGGTTCGAGGATAGGCGGCCGGCTGCCCGGCACCATGTTTCCCTCGATCAGGGACCGGATGGCCTGCGTATAGCCCATCCACATGGCCGGAGACTGGTACAGCGGAGTGGAGACGCCGGCACTGGTGAACGTCCTCTTGCGCATCGTCCTGCCGAGGCCGTTGCGCTCGAGCAGGCCGCCTCCGGCCTGGAACCCGCCGTTCGGCCAGTAGATGCAGAAGCTCCTGGCTCCCCACTCGTGAAGGGGCTGGAAGGCCTCGTAGATGGCGTTGTG